AAATTTTGGGTCATAGTTTTTTATACCTTTCAAATACATTTCTTTCATCTCCTCCTTGTGCATTGCTTTGGCTTGTTGAATAATCGGTTCTAACTTTGAAGGGTCAGCCCAAGCCTTTTGTTTGTTGATTTCTTCAATCAACCAATCTATACTACTTTGTTTCTTTTCCATAATTTTTAGTTTTTCTTTTTAACATTTCTTAAAGCCTCCATAAACCCCATTTCGTTTAGTTCTTCAACTAACTTACTAATTTTGGGGGTATCTTTCTGTTTAGATTTTTTCCTTTTAAGGAGCGTACTATTAAGGAGCATACTAATAAATGGTGACCAAATCATACTTATTTAGTTTTTAGTAGTTGTAATGTTGCGCTTTTATAGGCATCAATAATCTGCTCCTTCTCCATTTGCTTGGCTTGTTCACACAATTTTTCCAAATTGTAGGTATAGTAACCCAAATCTTTCAATTCTTTAATTAACCATTGAACCGCAGTTGGCTTACTCATTGTTACCTCCAAATGTTTCGTTGTAGTGCTTCTTAAAAGCATCTATGGATTCTGCATTATTTAAACCTTTCATTTTCTCAATGGCATAATCAAGTGCGGCTATCCAAGTGACTTCGTGTTGTTTAATATTAGACAAAGATTCAAGTTCACAAGGCAAAGATTCAAGTTCAGTTTCTTTGCTCTTGTAATAATCTTCAATAGAGTTGTACTTAAAATAAACACCATCGTGCTTAACGGCACATTCTTGTGCTTCTTTAAATACTTCTGCACACTCCTCCTTGTGCATTGCTTTGGCTTCTTTGAAAGCACTAATCAAACCTCTCTCAGATAATCCAAGATTGATTTGCCATTCTAACCACTCAATACTGCTTTGTTTCTTTTCCATAAAATTTAGTTTAAAGGTTTATAATTTCTTGTTTAACTTCTTGCCAATATTTAACGCTACCACTTGTAGCACTATCAAGATTATATTTTAGCGCAAATAATACCTCATCTACTGCTATTAAAGCACACATTTCAGCATCTTCTGAATCTAAATATTGCTCGGTTGGATGTCCGTGTAAATTTTTGTATCTATTTACCAACTCCTCGGCTTTTTCTTTTGGTGTCATAAATTTTTTATTTCTTGTTTTACTTCTGTCCAATATTCTTTAGTGTTCATAGGCCAAAAAGAATCATAAACAGGACTTGCTGCATTAATTAATTCATCTACTGCTACTAAGGCACATCGCTTAGCTGTAAATTCATTTATTTCTGCGCAAGCATACATTCTTTCTACTAACTCTTCTGCTTTTTCTTTAGGTGTCATAATTTTTAGTTTAAAGGTTTGTTAATTGGAACTTCAAAGACTACTACCTCACAACGGTCAGCTTTGTCCCACAACATTGAATCATCGCAGTTGAGGATATCAACGATGTACTGTGCTTCTTCTTCTGTTGTTTCGCTGGTGTTGTAGATGAACACCGTTCTTTTTGTTTTGTTTTTATTTGACATAATTTTTAGTTTAAAGGTTTGTTAATTGGAACTTCAAAGACTACTACCTCACAACGGTCAGCTTTGTCCCACAACATTGAATCATCGCAGTTGAGGATATCAACGATGTACTGTGCTTCTTCTTCTGTTGTTTCGCTGGTGTTGTAGATGAACACCGTTCTTTTTGTTTTGTTTTTATTTGACATAATTTTTTATTTATTGTATGTTTTACAAATGTATTAACATATTTAGAATTTTCATATACGCCTTTTGACGTATTTTAATCTGCCCATACCCAGTATCCCATCATTCTATTGTTAGATTACTTTCTTGCAACATCTCTCTGAGGACCTCTCTTAAACGATAGCACACATCCATTTCAGCTTCTGTTGCTTCTCCTGATCCTTGTATGGCGGCTCCGTATTTATGCACGCTACGGAGTTTCTGGTCGAGTTCCCAGAGGAGCATCTTGTACTTGTGTCCATCGAGGGCTGTACGCAGTTCCTCTGCCTCTTCTACTCGGTCAAATTCTATTGTTACCTTGCTCATATCTTTTAGTTTTAATAACATAATTGAGATAGTGAGGCTCGTGTGCATGAGGCCTGTCGTGATAAGTCACCCAAAAGCCGATTATCTCAATATCTTTTTCATTACAATCCTTTATAAACTGTTCATGCTCTGCTGTGCCTTGAGTTCCAGTATGGAATTTAACATGCTCTACTTTTGTTTCTTTCATATCTATTCAAATGTGTTTGTGTAGTATTCCTCAAATTGCTTCTCAAAAATCTTTTTTAGGCGAGGGACTTTTGTCACATGGGCGAGGTATAGGTCCTTCATCTCCTGCTTATGCAACTTCCTCATCTCCTTGAGTGCGGCAATCCACTCCCACTTATCTCTTGGAGTTTCCCATAGTATTTCGAAGAGGACATCTACTGAGGTTTGCTTTTTGTTACTCATTGTTCTTTTTTAAGTATCTCCACAATGTCTTTAATTGCTTTTACAGCACAAAACAATGTAGATTCATTATCGTCATACCTTACTGCATCTCGTTGAGAAAGTGGATAAGACACTTCACATTCGTTGTTATCAATAACAACTCTGATTCTTAATTCGTTAGTGTCACTCATAGCTTCTCAATTTTAATTGTTCCCATAGTACCACTTTCTAATGCTGGAGAGGAATATACATTATCCCAATTATAATCCATTGCAAGTTGATACATTATAGTTCTGGAAATTTGATAGCAGTTACCAATAAACTCGGTGCTGTTGTATCCATAACTTTGATTGTCTACAAAGTCGGGGAGAAGAACTCTTTTAGCCTGTCTTAGCAATTCCTCGGCTTTATTACGTCTTTCTAAAAACTCTTCAAACGGAAGCCCTTCTAACATCTCCTCAAGAGTATTTCTTAACTGCCATTGTCCAGAGGCAAATCGAGATACATCATCCAGGCAATCTGCAATCAGTCTCATTTGCTCTTCTGATAATTCAATTGTGTACTTTTTACTCATTGTTTTTAGTTTTAAGGTTACACCCGAAGGTGGCTGTCTTTCCAGCAGTCATACTGTTTTACCTAATTACTCATTAAGTAGACATCACAGTAAGTGCAAGGGAGACAGGATTCGAACCTGTACTTTTTCGGAAACCTCTTTATAAGTAAGCTTATTCAGCCGACTGTCCTTGCGTCTACCATTGCGCCACTCCCCTATGTTTGAGGATGAGAAGTCCTCTGTGTTGTATAGTTACAAAGTATCGCTTGTGTACCATACGGTAGCCCTATCTGCCTCAATTCCTTTCTCAAGGGAACAACACATTTTTTAATTATTTAGCATTCTTACCTTCAACTTGACGCTTTATACGGTCTTTAGTTCTTGCTTCTTGCCAATGAATAGCTTCTTCAAGTTTAGTGATTGTAATAGCATTTTCTCTACAAGGAAAAGCTTCATTTAAACTTTGAAACAAACATTTAGTGTAGATTAACATATCTAATGCTTGAACTCCATTTACACCTACTTCACTAATAGGATCTGATTGAATTGTAAAAGAAACAATAGGAGCAACTCCTTTAACATCTTCTACATTTTTTAATTGAATGAAATGTGTTAATTTACATTCATCATTGTACTTTAATAAAGCTTTTTCTACGTGTCTCATATATTTGTTTTTAAAATTTTAAATCTAACACCCGAAGGTGTGCCGTCTTTCCGAGCTGTCAACCTTTTTAAACGACATCGAGAAGGCTAACTCTATCTCCTATACGATGAGAACAGTTACTTGAGCTTGTGTCAGAGGCTTACTGTGTTTTACGATCTCCTGGCCAACGGAGCTATTACTTTTTCTTTCTTATTCATTTGAGAGAGTATCCACGTCAAGACCTCTAACTTAACCTCATCGGAGAGATCCTCGCTAAAGGTCTTGCGGAGCATTTTCTCATACACCAGCTGCTTCACTATCTTCATTCTCTTCTTCTGGTTGTATCTCTGTGATTGCGTTCATGAATTCGTTAGAGTTGCTAATAAATTCTTGATCTTCTCTTAATTTATCAAGTACTGGTATTGCCATCTCAGCAATGTCATTACTAAAACCTTTGTAAGTATCTATAATTTCCTCATTTGTTCTTTCGAGGTTTAGTGCCAAGATCTCTGTTACTAGGGTTTGAGCTGCTAAGTAGAATGCATTAGCAGTCTCATCTGTGATTCTCATTTTTTCCATAATTGTTTTTTATTTGTTACAAATGTACAAAATATTAAAAACAATATACAAAATAAGTTATTAACAGTTTGGTTAAATGTTTGAAGGTAGTTTGTACTCCTCTCCAGAATCTTTAGCCTTTTGGTAGTCTCTAACGATATCACATAGCTTCACTTTCTCTCCGATCTTGGAGCATCCTAGCTGATGAGCGTTATAATATCCACACTCAGTGCATTTATATTTTTTCTTTTTCATGCATGCAATATAATAAGTTTTTGTATATCTTTGTGTGTATAATTAATTATAATAAACAAAAAAAGTCATGGCGACAATGAAACCAAAAAACCCAAAAAGACAAATATCTCAAATGGATCGTTTTGGGGGTACAAACAAAGCTGATAAATCAGCAAAAGGATTTGAAAGTAATATTGGTATAAACCAAAAGGTAGCACCAGGAGTTGGATCTGGAGCAAGAGTTACAAGAAAACTTAGCGATGGATCTTATTCAACTACCGAATCTCCTGACTATAAAAAAACAGTACGTTCAGGTAAAAATCTTTTAGGAAGACAAGTTGTTAAAACTAAAACAGCTTCATTCGGATCTTTAAAGAAAGGGGAAGGAACTGAAAAAGAAAAAACCATTGGCGACAAGGCAATTACCAAAACCAAAACTGTTTATAAAAAAGGCGGTGGGGTTGCTAAAAGCAAATCTGTTACTCGTGTAGCTACTAGCAAAAAGAAAGCTTTCGAGCTTAGCAAAGGAGCTGAGGGACAAGGTTCTGGCAAACCGTTAGGAGTAACTGGAACTTCTATGGACTTGAAAAGAAATATTTTAAAGAGCAATAAGGTTACTTATAGATCTAAGACCAAATAATGGCAAAAGTTCAAGCTTCAAATACATTTAAGAAAAAGCCTCAGGTCAAAAGACCTGGGGTTCATTCTAAAACAAAATGTTCTTGCTCTAAGAGTTCTAAGAACTATGTTAAATCATACAGAGGCCAAGGCAAATGAAAAAGCAGATGCTTAAGAGAAAAGATGGTAGCGTTTCTCAAAGAGGACTTTGGGACAACATTCGTGCTAATAAAGGATCAGGCAAAAAGCCTACTGCTGCCATGTTAAAACAGGAGAGAGTAATTAAGTCTCAAACTAAAAAGAAGAAGTAATGAACGAAGAAATTAGAATATTAATTACAAATATGCCTTCTATCTTAGTAATGATGGAAGAGTTGAGTTCTTTAATAAAGAATACTCCTGAAGAGAATGTGAATGAATTTACTGTTACAGCTGGGAAAGCTACATTTAAATTGAATAAAGACTTTGACAAAGATTTTTATGAGCGTTTGCAAAAAACAGTTTTTGAAACATCGTATGGCAAGATTGTTAAATTAAGAGATAATATTGATTATTTGCTATATAATTCTTCAGACGAGATTATTCCAGAAGAAAAAGTAGCGGAAAAATTGTAATTATGGCAAAGACACCTGCTTGGACTCGTAAGGAAGGAAAAGATCCTAAGGGAGGGCTTAACAAGAAAGGGGTAGCCTCTTATCGAGCTGCTAATCCTGGAAGTAAATTACAGACTGCTGTGACTACCAAACCATCTAAACTAAAACCAGGTAGTAAAGCCGCTAACAGACGCAAGTCTTTCTGCTCTCGCATGGAGGGGATGAAGAGGGAGTTAACTTCCTCAAAAACAGCAAATGATCCAAAATCAAGGATTAATAAATCATTGAGAAAATGGAACTGTTAAAAAAAAACATTATATTTGTGTAAATATTTAAAGAGATGATTACAGGCACTAAAGAATTAGAAGGTTCTACAAACGTCAGAAGGATAATAGCTTCTGGAGCTACAGGTTTATACGACTTCTATAAAATAAAATATATTAAAACAGTTATTGTTCAGGGTATTAACAATACAATACCAAACGTAGCTCCGACACAGGGTGCAGTTGTTGCCGCTAACGATGGATTGGATACAGATGTTGAAAGTTATGTTGCAAGTAACTTCCCGTTCGATCCTGATTTTATGAATAACATTAGTTACTTATGTTATGAAACAAATAGAGATGTTATGAATGCCGCAGGTGCATCAGTTACATACCTACACGCCTCAGTAGACGTGTATGAAATTTGCCAATCTTCTCTGGCAAATAGATATCCTAGATAACTGGCCTGAGAATATAACGAATAAGTCTACGCAAATTTTTTGCATCACGATATGACAGGGGGATTAATTGTCTCCCTGCTTCATTTGTAATAGCTATGTCTACTCCAGCTCCATTAGCCCATTCAGTGACTTCGAGCATTTTATTCTCTTCCTTATCGTGGAAGTAAGAAACCTTAGTTTTTTTTGTGTGCATTTTCTTTAAATTTTAATAATTGATGTTGATCGAGAACATACGAATCTCCTGTCCCAAGGTTACGAATATTCTTTTCTTTTTTTACATCCTCTGAACGAGAGTAACCAGCAAAACGGATGGTGTAATCATTTTCCACTATGGCAAGAACATATATATCCATTGGATGAGAGTTTAACTTAACAATCATACGGCCTTGCGGAAGTCTAGTGCTTTTGATATCTACTGTTAAGTTTTTATACACGCAGTCTGGCTGACCTGCTGTATCGTCTCCAAAAGAAAAGCTAAAGTGAATATTATGCCACTTACAGAACGCATATTCAGATAGGCATCCATCAAAATCTATTTCATATCCAGACTTGTCGGTTGCAAACTTCTGGTCTACTACATTCTTCTTCCTACTTACAAATGCTCTTGTAGAGGCAAGAGTTCTCAAAAAGTGAACTTCTGATTCGTTTAATGTAATTGTCATGAGGCGAATCCGTTCTTATTGTTATCACCTTTATCAAGGTATGTAATGATAACTATCAAAACTGCAATACACATAGATATTAACAACCAATTGTTCATAATAGAAATTTAATATTTGGAGGTGAGTATGTAGAGGATTTCATAACCTTTCCGCTTTCGTTATAGACAGGTTTTCCATCTTCTAACTTTGACATATTAGACCTATGAATTTCGTTAAATATGTCTTCCAGTTTGTTTTGAATTCCATGTCTTATTGCCGTCCCAATTAGCACATAAAGCATATCTCCAATTGCGTCAGCAACTTCTACTAAATCTCCATCGGCAGCTGCGTCAGCATACTCCTCCAATTCTTCTAATAAGAGCCTGTATTGCAATACAATTTCATTCCTGGATAGATTTGTCGTCTCTGTCCTAATAGGTAGGTTAAAAGCCTTGTTAAACTCTTCTACCTTTTCAATTAAGTTCTTCATCTGTTGGATCTGTTGTTGTTCCTATTGTGTTGTAGTCAACACCTGATTCCTGGCATTGCTTTATTAGCAAAGAGTCAACACTTTCCCCTTCCGTTGAAGGCAGATTGTGAATGCACTTATCATCCAGACATTTTGTTTCTTGACATCCAGCAAATAAAATTGCAGCCAGAATCAGTGTGTGTGTTTTCATATTCTTTTACAAAGATATAAAAGAATTTTATAAAGTCAATTAAAAGATATTAACAAGACGTTGTTACGATCCGCAATAGAGACATCCTTCTTCCTCATCTTCGGAAGAGTTGGAAACGCGAACGGCCTCCATTTCTACTTGAGCATCACTCCATTCAGGATGCATATTCTTAATTAAGTGTTTTAAAAAAAGTAAGTTATTTTCCATATTTTTTATCTTCTTCGTATTCGTAATCCATTAAAGTTACTATCACAGGAGTGTAAGTATCTGTTTCTTCATTGTATGTCGTCCATAGCTCTTCGTAAGTAGACGGCAAGGTCAAGGGCTTCTTCATAGGCTTCTTTTATCCAGTCCTTCAAAATTAAGTCTTTTCGATCAACTGTGGTCCCATATTCTTTCAAACCTTTTTCTTCTCTTTTACGAAGATCTGCAATTACATTTTCAAGCGTATCTGAACTTTTTTCATCCTTGTAATTGTATTTTATTTTGCTTATAGTTGTCTTACTCTGCTCCATGTGTTTCGTAGTGTTTAACAATAATATCTTCAACAAATCTTTTCTTCATCTCGTTCCAACCACCCCAATCTGTTTCACTTGAAGATGGGTGAGCTTCTACTTCATATGCCGTTCCTGCGAAGTTTACGATCTTTGTTAGAGTGTATGAGTACTTCATGTCTAAAATAACTTCACCATTAAAATGGTAGATAGTTTGATGCGGTTTGTCAATTGTGATCTCCATAATTTTTAGTCTTGAATTTTTAATTTGTAAAGTAGCTCTTTGTATGCGTTTTTAGGATGTGAATATCCATGCTCTTCCATTTTCTCAACAAAGTATTGGACTAACATTCTATCCTTCCAAGATGTAAGTATTGTGTCCTCAAATGTTTTGATTCCGTAAAGAACTGTTGCGTGATTCTTATTTTTAAACTCGCTACCAATACCTCCTAGTGTTACGGGAAGCGTCTTGTGCATCATCCAAAAAACTAGTTGTCTATATATCACGTTTTCTCTCTTTCTATTCTCCTCACCAGATGCGTTATAAACTTTCATAGCTAAATCTTTCATTATATCAATATAAGTTCTCATGTTAGTCCCTATAGCAACATTATGAATTACATGGCTAAATTTATCAGCCTCTTCTTTTAAATGCGGAACATAAATAATAAGATCGTGAATAAATCTTTCTTTACGGTCGTTTGGCACATACTCTAAAATGTCTCCAAACTGGATTTGCTTTTGTTGCTCTTGTTTTGTTTCCATATTTTACTCTTTTAGATTATTAAACATTTCTTTTACTTGCTCACATGTATGATTCTGAATGAATTCCCAGTAGACGAACTTATACAGATTATGCATATATGCGTTTCTAAATTTTTCGGTCGCGTTGGCCTTTTCAAGTCCAAGGTCTTTACACGCCCTAATACTTGCACTTCGTTTGATTCTTTCATTGACTTCTTTGGGTATTAAATTATTTTTACGCAAATATCTAACATTTTTCTCACAAAATGCAAATAAAACTTCAAGTATTTCTGAATATTTTTTTTCAACACAGATATAAACAGCCTCAATGTTTTCGTAGAAGTCTTGTTTTGAACCTATTAGCTCTCCTTCTTTATATTTAGTGATTGCCACTTGTCTAAGTCCGTATTGGAATGATGGATCAGAATGGTATATCTTCGTTTCCATAGATGTCATCATTTTTTTGTTCGTAATCATTTATTGGGCTAAAACGCTCCTCGCTTCCAATCTCAGTGAAACGCTTGCACTTTACATCGTATAGGAATCGCACCTCTCCAACTCTTCCCACAAAAGACCACCGAATCTTCTGAACGTGGACCTGTGTCTCTCCAGTTGCGTAATCTCTATAGACCACAAAACCATTGTCACATTTGTTGAAGAAATGCGCTGAACCTGCGATGTCGTAGAGAGTTGGGACAACATAAGCTCCATTCTCTTTTCTAATTTTAGTAGGGTGTGCAACAAGGAAAACATGTACTCCATAACGGTCTTTAAATCTTTTTACTTTTGTTAATGCTTCTGATATATATTGTGTTTCGCTCATCCCCTTTGGGACTTGATGTTCTACATAGTTCCAAGGATCTATTACAAGGCAATTGATTCCATTTCTCTTTACAAGCTCCGCTGCTTTGTCAAGGATGCCATCAATGGTAACATCCATTTCATCAATCTTCATAAAGAAAAACATGTCCTCTACAAACTCACGGGCAACATCTACTTCCTTTTCGGTCATTTTTAATATAGGATTGTAAGAGAAAAATGACTTGCCTATAAATAATTCGGCTAACTCAGTAAATAATATTTCAGTAGGTTGTTTTTCTGGAGAAAACATTGCTATCTTCCACGAGTGCTTTGCAGCGAGTCTAACTATGATATTACTCAGGAATGTAGACTTACCAGCGTTGGGAGTACCTGTAATTATTGTAAACTCTGAACCTCTAAAAGAAATATGTTCATCAAGCATTGGATAACCAGCCTTAAGCCCTGTTGGAAAACCGTTAAGATATATGTCGTTTATTTTATCTCTAACATCATTTACTTTCTCTATTCCTTCTATCGGTATCTGATAAGCCTCAGCTATTATTTTTTGTAGCATGTCTGGCCCGTAAGAAAGAAGTATTTCGTTGGCATCCTTACACCCGTCAATAGAATTTACATACCATATTCTTTCTCTTCCAAGTCTTCTTGTCAACTCATCGCGTAGAGAAAGCCCTGCTGAATCATTATCTGTAAAAATGATAATTTTATCCTTGTCCGCGAAGTCATCGATACAGTTATCAAGATACTTTAAATTCTGATTACCTTTAGAAGCTCCGTTTGGAACGCTTACAACGGGGTATATTCCACTTTCGTGCATTGAGAGGCAGTCCATTTCACCCTCAACGATTACACACCATTTATAGCCCTCTAATGAGTTTAAGTTGTACATGATCAACTCAGCTCCAGAAACCATCCGAAAATTCTTCTCAGCGTCTCTATATTTTACGTTGACAAGAATATCATTTTTAAAGTAATTGAAGCATATGGCATTCCTTTTCTTTTGAACCTGAGGAAAGAACTGCTCCTCTTCTGTGATTTTGAATTGAAGGAGTGTATTGTTAGATATGCCTCTCGACTCAAACCAAGACACAACCTTATCGCTTACTTTCTGAAGTCTAGATACTGGCCTGATGTATTCAACTTTCTTTTCATTCATATTGACACTCTTACCATCTGATGCTGAGCAGGAAGGGTAGTGACATTTATAAACTCCCATCTCCACGTTTACAGATAGACTCTTGTCCTTCTTGTTGGATCTCCCATCTACACAGAAAGGGCAATTAACCTTCTGCTGTCCTGGGATGTCTTTGCACTTAATTCCTAGTGCTGTTATTTTTTGGTAGTTGCTCATATTTTCTTGAAGTATCCTGGTTCTGCTTTATTTATTTCTTCTTGTGTTTTGAGGTGTGTTCCTCCAAAAATGTCTCTTACTTTGATTTTTTCTTCTTGAATCTTATATGAATCCTTGAACCAAACGTGCATCTTAAGTCTCCAATTTCTTACGGGAGATCCATTCTTATCGTGCCAGTCTCCATCTGTGTAGTAATTAAACGCTCTTATTGCTGCGTCTTCGCTATAACCTCTTTCTTTAAAATACAGCTTAACTTCATCTAAAGTTGGTTTAACAAATTTTTTCCTTTCTAATTTTTCCTTTAATTTATCTGTATTTGTATTAGTATTATTATTTGTATTAGAATTCTGTCTTTGTATAGGCATACTCTGGCCGAGGTCGGCAAATCCCGATGTCGGCTTTTCCCGAATGTCGGTTTGTTCTACTGTCGGAGATTCATAAACAATATGATTCCAACCCTTAAATACCTTTGTTTGAGGATCGATAACCTTAACACTGATAATATATTTTTTGTCCTGCAATTGTTTGAATACGCGATCTATAGTGCCTTTGGACTCTCCAGTCTTCTCAGGTAAGTTCTTTTTGTATAGAATCCAATCGGTAGGCAGACTCAATAGATAAACAAGTAGCCCCTTTTCTTCAATAGTAACGCTACAATCCTGCAACAGTTTGTTGCTTAACATGGTGAAATCTCTTTCAGACTTCGCTCTTACAATTTGTCCTATGTTCATAATGTGAGAAAAAAATGCCCCGAAGAACAGGGAGGTCGCAGTCTCACCTATTCAACAGGGCTAGTATGTTATGTTTTTAGATTCGCTGCGACTCGAACCGAAAACAAGAATAATAAAATTAAGCTGCTCTCCAAATACGAACACCGCCATCCATAGTTCTTGCGGTAAGCTCGTAATTTCTTTTCTTCTTTTGGTAGAACAATTTAGCTAGGTACTTTGAAGTCTCTCCTTTCACAAAGAAAGAATCACCGACCTCTAATTCAGGCAAGATATATTCCGTCTTGCGGCCTCTCCCACTACTATCTGGGATCGGAATGTTTTTGTCAATATTTAACATGGTTTTTTTATTATGTGTGTTTTTACTTTTGCAAATGTAATGTTGTTCTTACAAATATTCCAAATAAATTTTAATAACAAGTAAACTACCTAGTGTTGAAAACTATTAAAACCATTCCTTTAAATTGTAAACTTTATTGCTAAATTTGCAAAACAAAATTACACAAAATGAATATTAAAGGAAAAATCAAATCGGTAGGCAACACCGAACAGAAGAGTGCCAAATTTGCAATTAGAACATTTGTTGTTGAAATTGAGGGGAAGTACCCTGAGTTAATTGAGTTTCAACTCGTAAACAACAACACTCTTATCATCGATCCGTTTAAAGTAGGTGATGAAATCGAAGTTTATTTCAATCTAAAAGGTCGAGAATATAACGGGAGAGTTTATAATTCTCTCCAGGCATGGAAGATTGAGGGTGAGTCTAAATCAAGCAATAATGAAACAGCACCAGCAGAAATTACCCCCGAAACCACAAACCAAAACAAAGAAGACGGAGATCTCCCCTTCTAAGTTAAAAAGAAAGTCCCCCTTGTTTAGGGGGATTTTTGTATTTTTGGATAAAATAAAATCTATGTTCTTCAAATCCAAAAAGAAAAAACAGGAGGATTTAACTCCATTGCCAGTTCTATGCAGCACCTATTGTGTAGTTTGGAATAGCGAAGAAGAAATTGAAAGTAATCCTGGACAAGGTTTATACACTGATTTCGTTCCTATTATTTTTGACGTTACAAAAGTATCTGCAATACAAGCTGATGTTGAATTCAGAAATGACGGAACAACATCTATAGGATCACGAACATTAATATACTTATTGGGTTCTGATGAACCTCTTATAATAGACTGTCCATACAAAACTTTTGTTGAGACTTTCACTCTTTTAAAATCAAACGAAGCTTACAATAATGCAAACTACTAAGTACGGCAAAAATATCCTAATCACAGAGTGTGAAACAACGGATAAATTTCTTATGATTTCTGATGTCCATTGGGACAACCCTAAATGCAAAAGAGATACATTAAAAAAACATTTAGACGATGCCGTTAAAGACGGAGCTTGGATTGTTATCAATGGGGACTTCTTCTGTTTAATGCAGGGTAAGTACGATCCTCGTAGAAATAAAAAAGATATTCTTCCTGAGCATAACGTACACAACTATCTTGATGCAGTAATTGAAGACGCTGTTGATTGGTGGTCACCTTACGCAAAGCATATTTTGTGGATTGGATACGGCAACCATGAGACTGCAATTATCAAAAACACAGAAACAGATCCTCTTCAGCGTTTTGTTGACTTGTTAAACTACAAGAATAAAACTAGCGTTCAAGTTGGTGGTTATGGTGGTTGGTGGAAACTTCAAGTCCAACATAAAAAACACGCTACATTTGCTTTCAACGTGAAATATTACCATGGGACAGGGGGCGGTGGAGCTGTTACGAAGGGCGTAATACAAAACAACCGAATGGGAGTTATGATTGCTGGAGCAGACTGCATTTGGATGGGCCACGTTCACGAGTTATATCATGTTATTGATGGGCAAGAGTCTTTGGAACATCACTCAAAGAGAGGGTACTTTATTAAACATAAGTATGTTCACCACATCAGAACAGCTGCATACAAAGAGGAATATGGAGCAGGAGACTTTGGATATCATGTTGAAAAGGGAAGACCTCCAAAACCAATCGGTGGTTACATTCTGTCATTTGATACTGCCTATGAGACAGATAATGGTAGAGAGGCAATATTGTTGCTTCCTACGTTTACACAAGTAAGAGATCACTAACAAAAAATGGGGACCTTTGTCCCCACTTTCTGCACACAATAAAAAAACACACATAGGACCAGAACAGTCCTATACAAAAGTATTTCAATTTCACACACAAAAAAAACATTGCATGAAGTATTTGAATTATTTGCCTGTTGTTTTAAATAATAATGAACACTTATTAGATGTCGTAGACATAAACGGCACTAAAATTCACCTGTCTGTTCACAATAATGGTCAAGATGCAGAATACTGGACAAATGTAGATTGCACAGTTCATTCTGATTATAAATCATGGAAAAAAGGAGATCGTGTTTTTATTAAATATAATGAGATGCGTACTGTTTTTGGTACATACGGGGAGAATTCTTCTAATAGAATTATATATAACGAAGGTATAAGAATTTGTTTGGTTAATCCAGATATGGTATATTTAACAATAAGAGAGGGTAAATATATTCCTCAAGATGGGTTTTCTTTAGTTGAACCTGTATTAATTAAGAAGGAAAATACAAGTAAAATAATATTGTTAGAGATAGAAGAAGAGGATAAGTATGAGCAGGACGTTTGGAAGGTTGTTGCTGTTGGTGGGAAAAGCCCAAAATCAGAGTTAGCTTTTGGAACAGACGCAATCCCTCAAGAGGGTTGGTGTATTAAGTGTAAACCTGGATCAGGAATGCCACTAGAGGCTAGTTTGAATAAAAGATTAGACGGTAGATTTTTCATGATTAGGCATAATGAGGTAATGGGATATGAAATACGAGAGTAACGAGTTTGATAAATTAAAATATGCGATCCATAAAATACCTATGGATCAACCTGTGCTATTTGAATTTTCAGATCTATCTAAGTTTTCTGTAATATTTTCAGCTAATGATTTGCCGAAAGATTTAGATCCAGATATTGTACTTCGCTACTTAATATACATGTACGACTTAGGATCTCCAGGTCAAGGCATACCTGATTTAAAAAGAAGAAAGACATGGGCTATGCAGTGTTTAAATATTGAACCTCCATACCCAAAACATATTACCGATATGTTGTCTTGGAAAATAAAAGGAGTGAATAGAAGAGCAATATATTTCTTGCTGTTGATGGGGGGTGAGCAGTACATGGTTTGGAAGTCTGCTGAAGAAGCCCTATTGCGTTACACAGAATTAGAGATTAAACTAGAGGCTGAAGATGAGGCTGCTCAGGCTAAAATAGTTCAGGCAGAAAAGACTCGAAGGGAAATTATTAATATGACCATGAGTCAAATTACTGCTTCTAAGAATGAATTTTTACAAGGAGAGAAAAGTAAAGACTTAGAAGATGAATTGACTGAATTTACATTATTAGACTCTCTTGGTATTAGACCAGAAGAATACATTAGAGAATTTCAAGATAAAGGAAATATATTCCCCGAAGTAGATGCGTGAGACAAAATACAAATACGAAAAATCTGACACATCTATTTTTTTAAATACCGATGATGAGGACCTGTTCCCAATAGAAATAAAAGTCCCAACTCCAGATCAATTTTACAACCTGCCATACGAAGAGGCAATAAAAAAAATAGATGGATATGGTAATCCTCCTGAAAAACAAAGGTTTCAATATCAGGAGATGCCAGCTCGTTTAAAGGACATTGAATCGGTTATAAGGAAAAAGAAAAAAATAAAACCAAAGGAAGTTGTTAAGCTGGAAGATATTGATGAAGAGCTTTTTAACAATGCAGCATATTACTCTAAGGAAATAGTGTGGATTAAGAAGCAAATTAAGAGACACTATAATGGATATTTCTTTTTTAATAATGGTAAACCGACATACATTCCAGGATGTATGTATACATATTTAAACTTCTGGCCAATAGGTAACGCTAAAAATAAAGAAGGTCTTCCTGAATACAGAGACAGAGATAGAAGATGGTTTATTGGTGTAATGTACGGTTACAAAACAACAGACGGTTTATTCAAGTATAAAGCTGTTTATACAGACGGTAAAGATAGTTTTGTTAGATATTTTAATACTAAAAAAGGTGTAGACGAGTTTAAGGAAATGAATCCTAAATGCTACATTGAAGAGGGCAAGTTTTTAGTAGATACTGGTGAAAGAACAATGTATGGGATTATTTATCCTAAACACCGAAGAGAAGGAGCTACATCTCGCGCAGGATTTTTAAATTGGTATGTAACGGCAACTTTAGGTATCCAGCGTTTTGGCGGTATTCAATCGATGTCAGACTACCACTCAACTCAAGTATTTGTGGACCACATTGCAAAACGTCTGCGTAGAATGCCTTTCTTCTTTAAGTTGATGACTGAAGGATCTTCTGTTCCAAAGGAAGCAATACAATTTACTGCACCTGCAAACAGAACAGCAGGTGGAGTGGGAACAACTTCTCTCCCTCCACACGAGGGTTGGATAAATCACCGCCCATCAGGAGAGAGAGCATACGATATGGAGAAGCTACATTTCATTCACCATGATGAGGTTGGTAAGGTTGATCCTAAGAATGGTATTAATGTTAATATCATCGATAGGTGGAGGGTTGTTATGAAGTGTCTTGCTCAAGGTCCTTATATTCACGGTCTTGGCCTCCTAACATCTACATTAGGTGAGATGGAGAAGGGTGGTGGTGATCAAATGAAGAGACTAATTTTGGCATCTAAATTTGATGAAAGAAACGATAACGGCCAAACTGCTTCAGGATTATTCACAATATTTTTTCCTGCATATGATGGTCTTGATGGTTTTATAGACGAGTATGGCAATTCTATTATTGAAGATCCGAAAAGACCTGTAAAAAACAGTGATGGCCGATTAGTTTCTATTGGAGCTAGAACATACTTGCAAAACAAAAGAAAGTCTTTTGAAACAAATGATGATCAAACTGGCCTGATCGAAGAGATGCAAAACTTTCCTTTTAATCTAAAAGAATGTTTTATGTCAGCCTCAAAAGATTCATCTTTCCCTGTACTTAGAATTAGAAAAAGAATTACTCAGTTAACATTTCAAACTCACGTTACGAGAAGGTATAATTTAGAGTGGACGGAAGGAAGGGGATCTACCGTTAGACTAAAAGAAGATGAAGAAGGTAAATTTGTTATATCTCATGTGCCTAGACATGATCAGAGAAACCTAAAAGAATGGGATACTGAACTTGAGGCTTGGAGACCATCTTGGAATGTAATGAATAAATTTGTGATGGGAGCCGATCCAGCAAAATACGAATCTCAGGAGGTAAGTGGGAAAAAGAAATCTTATAACGCAGGAGCTATTTTTTATAAAAGAGACTTGTCTATAGATGGTGATAATGGTAATGAAATAAAATTGCGTAGTCAATGGATTAGTGATAAATTTGTACTTACTTATAAACAAAGAGATGTAGGGAGAGATGAGTATGCTGATGACCTAGCTAAGGCATGTGTATTTTTTGGCGCAATGCTATATCCTGAGATGAATATCACTCATTTATATGAGAGATTTATTGATTGGGGATTAAGAGGTTATTTGCTTTATGATATGAATGAGCAGGGTGAAAAGAAGCCATTGCCAGGAAGAATTACAACTGACGGATCAAATAATTCTACGAAACAGGATATATTTGATGTGTGGGAACAATATTTAAAAGATGCGTGTGATTATGAAAATCACATAGAAATGTTAGAAGAAACTGCAAACATTGACGGTAAAGGAGAAATGACAAAATACGATTTATTTACGGCTGGAGGCTATGCACTTTTGGGAAGTAAGTCATTATACCCTAAATTTGTAGAAATGAATGAACAAGCTTCAAAAATAGATGGTGAATTATTTGATACTTTTTATTATTAATATATGAGTGATTACACAGTATTGTGGCCAAAGGATAATATAGATCCAAAGAAGAAAGATAACAAATGGTTATCTCAAGTAGGCCGTGCCATATTCTTCCGATACGAAAATAATAAAACTTATTTTAGTAGAGCTGACATGTCTCGTTTAATGGAAATGAGAAACTATTCTGAGGGAAATCAAAGCCCACAGAAGTATATTGACATGTGGGCAACTAGAGGAGACGAGAAGACAGGAACCAATAATTCTAGTGCTAACTTTAACGCAGCAAATGCAAGAGGTAAAAGAAAGGGTTATTCAAATATTGATTTTAAAATATTCTCTATGGCTCCAGAGCTAAAGAGAATTATTATGTCTGTTATTGGCACTGAAAATCAAAGAATTCAAGTAGATTCTATTAATCCTGATATTAGAAATCAGAGAGCTTTAAAAAAATACAAACTGTTTGTTAAGAGCAAGTTAGATCCTATTTTGAAAAAAGCAGGGTTATCTTTAATCGCAGAGAATGAGTTTGCTCCAGAAAATATAACAGAGTTAGAGCTTTATGAAACTTTAGGTGGCTTTAAGTTAAACTTTGAAATTGGATTAGAAAAGTTAGCAGAATTTGGATTTAAAAATAGTGATTGGACCAAGATAGAGCGTCAGTTAAAAGATGATGCGATTAACTTTGGTTTTGTAGTTGTAAAAGATTATTCTGATCCAGATTCTGGAGCTTCTAAAATAAAATACATTGACGCTACAAAGTTTATTTGCGCTTGGACTGATGAAAGCCAGGGTGATAATAGCCCGTTTGCAGGTCACTTTGAAAAGTACAGTATTCCTCAAGTTCGTAAACTGTTAGCTCAAAATGGATACGAAGAGGAGTTGATTGAAGGTTTTGTAAATCAAATTGCTAAATGGTGCTATGATACTGTTTATGCTAATGATAGATATGGTTGGTCTTGGTATTCTCAGAGAGATACTATTACAGACCGTATGCGTTACGATGACTTTTTCGTAGATGTTTTAGAATTTGAATACATTTCAAAAGACAGCATGTTTTTTAAAAAGAAACAGAAAGATCAGTCTATTCAGTTTTACAAAGACATGTTCGGAGAATATGTAAACACAGAAAAAAAGAAAACGGTAGTCATTGACGGTCATTTTATATATGAAGGATTTTTCTTGCCTGGGGCTAATATTTGTGTTGGCGGCAAGCAAAGAAATATGAAGCGTGTAAATAAACAAAGACCTCAACTTTCTTATCGATACATCAAAGTTCCTGGGAAGTCTATTACCGAAACAGCTATTCCAGTATACGATTCTTTGCAAATAAATCACCTTAAGTTGCAAGCTGCTAAATTAGCAGCAGCTCCTAAGGGTATTGCAATTGATATTGGGGCGTTGAATGTTAATAGTATTGCAGGCTCTCTATTTACACCATTTGACCTTGTTCAAGTTTATTCTCATACAGGTAACTTCTTTTATAAGTCGTCTGTACTTGGTGGTAAAGTAAATACATCTCGCTCATTTGAAGAATTGGAAGGTGGTATTGGTAAGCAGTTATCTGAGTGGATCATGGCTTACCAACATGATGTTGAGAAGTTATTACAAATCACTGGTATTACCCCAACAATGGCAGCTTCTCCAGCAAAAGGAGATAAACTAGTTGGTATTGCCGAAATGGAAGTTGAGGCTACTAATAATGCTTTATGGCCACTTCAACAGGCTCTTGAGCAAATAAAAATGAAGGCTGCTGAAAACATGGTTCTTCGAGCAGTAACTACCATGAAGTATGATAAAGCTACTAGGGATTATTACAGTAACGTGTTTGGAGAAACTGCTGTAGATGCGATATTAACAGGTTCTGACATTACATTAGATGAGCTTGGTCTTTCTTTAACAAACAAAGTTTCTCAAACTCAGAAGTTTAAAATCATGGAAGCTGCGGAAACTGCACTTAAGGTTGGACGTAACGGCATGCCTGAGATTGAACTTGCGGATTATACTTTGATTTTAGATATGCTTGAAAAGGGTAGGATCAAAGAAGCTACTTGGTATCTAAACTATAAGTCAGCTAAGAAAAGAAAGTATAATGACGAACAAGCTGCTCAACAACAACAAGCTCAATCTCAATCATTAATTGATTTAGAACAGCAAAAACTTCAAGCTGAGCTTCAAGTTATTCAAGCTAAAATGCAGGCTAAAATTCAAGAGGAGACCGTTCTTTCTGAATTAAGAATGAAGGAAAAGCAGTTTGAAATTATGACTAAGACTCAAGGTAATATTGAGGAGATTAAAACAGAGGCATATCTTCAAGAACAAACTGGGACTGAGATTACAGGTTCAATGAGAAAAAAATAAAATAAACACACAAAACAATACATATGGAAACTCCAGAAGAACAAACCCCAACTAACATTTTTGCTGCGTTAGGTATTCAAAATCCTGATCCAGCACCTGCTGCTGATCCAGGTCAGGCTCCAGATCCTACTAATAATGGTGAAGAAACTAATGATCCAGCACCTGCTGCTGATCCATTAGTAATGGATGACGCAACATTCAAAGCATCTGATCTAAGATCTATTTTTGGTGATTTTGAATCTATTGACTCTGTGAAAGAGAAGTACTCTATGTTTGAGGAAAGGGCAAAAAAATATGAAGAGTTTGAGCCTTTTATTCGTGAGCAAGAAACACTAATGCAACAATTAGAATCTCCTTTCGCAAATGAAAAATTAGCGAACTTAAATTCCTTTATCAAAGGAACTGGTATTAATGACTTAGAGGTGGCTAATAAATTTGTTGGTAAGAATACCGAAGAGATTAAACAAAATCCTGTTCAGGTAATGGCACTTGCTCAAGTTATTCAGGAGCCAGATCTTCTTAAGACAATGACTTTTGAAGAGATTTGTGAAACTATTGCTGAAGAAAATAATACCTACTCTGACGTTACATTTGAAGACGCTCCAAAGACAATGAAAATGAAATTGGGGAAAAATGTAAATATCGTAGAAGAAAAATTACAAAATATTGGTGACAACAAAGATTTTGTTGCATCTTTGCGAGAACAATTCAACACCAAGCAAAAAAGTGTTGAAAAGTTGGTTAATGATTGGAAGCCTGTTGCAGAAGAGGCAACAAAGATTAGAGAGATAGAAGTTGAAGTTGATGGTTTAAAAATCAAGTCTTCGGTGTCGGAGCAAACGATGAAACAGATTCAACAAGAAATTCTAGGAATCATTTCTTCAAATCCATTACCAACTGACGAGCAGAATGTGAAAGCAATCCAAACATATGTACGGAACCGTGCAGAAGCTTTGGAAGCAAAAAGCATTTACAAGTCTTTGATAGCAGCTGTAAAAGGGGAGGCCCGTGAATCAGCACTCAAAGAGTTTCACAATGGCTCAGAAGTGGTAAAGCTTGAGAAACCAGATGCTCAATCTGAAAAATCTCAACTGCAAAGGTACTTCGAATCGCAAATGTAAAATAGAATAAAAATTTTAAAAACTTACTACAATGGCTGATTTTAGTCCCGTATCGGGTTCTGGCTTAAGTGGAAGTATGCTGTCTTTATTTGACGCATCTTACACAAGTGGACTTTTAGTTCCACATTATTTGCGTACTTTGAAAAATAAGTATGGTGACAACGGTCTTTCTGACTTCCAACTTTTGATGGGATTAGGAATGAAGCGTGGTGTTCAAAACACAACTGGATGGCACTGGGAAAAAGGTTTCTACGATTCACCAATTACTGGTGTTGTAAAAACTGCAACAACTCCAACTGCTAACCAAGTTATCTTAACAGTTACATCTGAAGCTTCATCTACTGGATCTGCACCTACACCTGGTTATATTGATTTGATCTATGCTAAAAAAGGTCAAGTTGCTATGATCGTAAGTGGTGCTTTATCAAACATCGTTTATATTTCAGATGTTGTTAGAGACACTCCTGTAGGTGGTGCTGATACATTTACAGTTACTTTACAAGCTGTTCAAAACAACGGTTTGTACAAGACTGCTCCATCAACTGTATGGTCTGTTGGAGATAGCATGACTTTAGGTGTTATTGGTTCTGCTTGGGCTGAAGGTACTGACCAACCAACTTCATCTCAGTCTTTCTGGACTAAGTACAACTGGCAAACTCAAATCTTCAAAGAAACTTATGAGTTAACTGGAACTCAAAAAACTAACGCCCCACAGTGGATGGAAGTTGAGTACGGTCAAGGTAAGACTAAGAAGATGAACGGTTTCTTCTACGAAGGTCAAGACGAAGCTGAATATCGTTTGATTAAGCAAATTGCTTTATCAATGATGTTTGGTCAAGCTAACACTGGAGCTGGTGTTCCTCAAACTTTCTCTGGTCTTGATCCTCAAATCGCTTCTCGTGGTGCTAACCAAGTTGCTGGAGCAGATTTGACTATTGCTGACCTTAGAACTATGGCAACAACTATGTCTAAGCGTTATGCTAGCAACTTGTTCTTGTTGTGGTTGACTCAAGAGTACTACTCTACTTTGAACACTGACGCTAATGCAAATGGTTTCGGATCAGGTGCTAACGTAAATGCATTGAACGATTCTATTGCTGACGTATTCTATGGTGGTCAAATGAGTAGCGTTGATTCATTAAGTGGTACTTTATCTTACCAAGGCTTGGTAATTGATGGTTTCAACTTTATGATTAAGCAAGCTCGTTTCATGCAAGATCCTCAAACATTGGCTAACGTAAATGCTAACAACGCTATTCGTAACCGTGGATGGGCTATTCCATTGAACAAGATGGCTGACGCTGACGGAGTATTGCGTAACCGTATTGAATTGGTTTACAAGGAAATGGATGGCTATAGCCGTTTCATGGAGGTAACTGATGACGGTCGTGCTTCTGCTCGTAAGATTGGACCAAGTGACGTTGCTCGTCTATACTTGTCTTCTGATCTTGGATTCGATTTCTTCTGCTTAGAACAATTCGGACGTTTTACTAACGCATAATCTTTATAGGTTAAGCAAAAATGTTGGGGGGAGTCACATCCCCCCAGCATTTATAATAAAAAAACACATAAAAAAAATAAAAATATGCTATTCGTAGATAATGAAAAATTCAATTTAGGTAAAGATGAGTTAGATCAACTTCGTGCAATTTTCCCTGAATTCATGTTAAAAAAAAGACCTGTCTCAATATCTTATGTAGACAATAAGGTTATCAAATTACAAACTAACAATCCAACGATGCCATGGGTTACTTCAAAACCAACAGTAGGAATAATGTTAGTATACAATTGGATTGACGATGAGACTGGAACTGAAAGAGAGATTAGATATACTGATACTGCTCCAAAATACTTAGCAGACGGTAGAAAATCTTTTGGTCCTAAAAATTTAGTTATCGATTCTTCTTTTGTATTTACACCAGATAAACACAAAGAGCTTCTTTGGTTTTGTTATAATTTCGGAACAAGTTTTGAAAATTCGTTAGCTGATAACAAAAACCCAGTTTTTAAATTCTCTATGCCTGAGAAGGAAGCTAAACAAAAAACTAGCGTAGTATTTAAAGACGCTAAAGCAAAAGCTGCTATTGGAGAATTAAGTAAATTAAAACTTATTGAACTATGTTCAGCTCTAGGAATATCTATTTCTAACGAAAGTACTAAGGACGTAATTCTATCTAGAGTGTATGATGTAATGGACTCTTCTGAGCAAGTTAGAATTAAGCTTTACGAAATGTTTGCTACAAGTGAAACTTCAAAAATTGCAGACATGTTGCAACAAGCATGGAATTTAGATTTAATCATGCCTAGCTCTGATGGTGAAAAGACAGTAGTGATAGTAGACGAAAAAGAAGTTGTTCTTGCGGAACTTCCAATCGATGATTTAGAGGCAATTGCAGAATTTCTTGTTAAGGATAAGAAAGCTCTAGCTTTATTGCAGAAGGCTATGTCCTAAACTAAAATAAAAATAATCTGAAATGGGGTACGTTTTGTACCCTATTTTTTTTATCTTTGTGTATAATTCGTAAGAAAATGGCTACTACTCTCAGTTTTAATGTTTCTACTAAAAAATATCAAGGAACAACTTCCCCTACAGCGACTATTTACGCTAAGGTATATGATCCTAACGGGAATTTAATTTTAGACAAAAGTGCGTCTGGAAATGCTTTTATTACGGCATCTACAACTTCAGCATATTATAATCTACCTTTAGACACCTCGTCTAATGTTTTGCAGGGTGCTTATACATTTGAATACAGCACAGTAGCAGGTATGGGTTCTGGTGTGACGACAGATGTATATACTTATTCAGGAGTAGACATTACATGCCTAGATTTTAATGTGACTAACGACTGTAATTTTTATCCTAATGGACAGATTACAGCAACCGACTCTACAAGTTATGGAGCTTGGACAGTTTCAAGCAAGAGTATAAAACTTTATTTTCCTAACGGATTAAGTCCTGCTCCAATTGCTCCTTATATTGAAACAACAACAGCTTCAACTCTTGTAGTTAACACTCTTGCCACAGGGATGTGGACAGCGATTTTAACATCAAACGTAACAATTACTCAAACAGATGGGCTGGTAATAGTTGCTGTTTTAACAAAAACATTAAATCATAACGTAGCTTGTAACGCTCAACTATGTAGCGTAAATGATACTTTAGATAAAATAACAAAAATATATGCTGACGATGTTGCTGGTGGATCTACTACTCCTCGTTATGCACAAGAATTAACTTTAGCAAATGCTTACTACACTCAATATCAAATTGAAAGAGCGTGTGGGGATGCTCTTGCAGCAGCGACCTACGCTGAAAAAATTACTGCGCTTGTTTCTGGTACAGGTACTACGTCTTCTTGCTCTTGTGGTTGTGGCACTTCTTCTTGCAGCTGCGATTCTTCTTGCGGCTGTAGCGGAGATGATTCTACTCCTCAATGGGTTAATAACACGAGCAGCGAGTCTGGATACAAATCATATGTAGCTTTAATGTCTCAGACAGGAACTAATAATCCTACTGCTATTGAATTAGAAAATAGTTTAGGAAACATAGTTTGGACTAGAAATAGTGCAGGTTACTATACAGGGACCTTATCTGGAGCCTTCCCACTTACAAAAACATTCATACTGGCTATATATCCTAATGGCACTTCAAATGGATATAATAGTGCAGTGCTAACTAATGGGAATGGGTATCCTTACAATTTATTTAGAACAGACGACAATACTTTAACTTTAACATCTTCAAATACAGGTCCTCTGTTAGATAATATTTTAAATTACTCTCCAATTGAAATTAGAGTTTATAACTAATAGAAGATTATGAATCTTAACGACATACTAAATCAAGTTTACAACAAGATAGGTAAGGATGCTTATGGCAACCTTATTACCCCCGATATTTATAACGAGGCTATTGCGTATGTCAACATAGATAAGATTAATGACTTTTTAGAGGTATACGAAGAGAATCAAGAAATTACAGATAACCTTCGCCCATTCATAGTTACACTTGGAGACAATGGATCTACTCCTTTAAATCTTGATTCTTATGGGTATGGCACTCTTCCTAATGATTATTTAAGATATGGAAGAGCAAGTCGTTATGACTATGAAAATACTACTACTGGATCTAATCAGATTTATCGTCACATTGAGATGCTTTCTAACAAGGATTTTGCATACAGGCTTTCGACCTCCCTATTCTCACCAAGTTTAGCGAGACCTGTAGCGACAATCCAAAACCAAAAGATTTTGGTTAGACCACAGGGCATACCTACAATTAACTTGACGTATGTGAGATATCCAAACACACCCGTGTTTGACTACGACATTATTACAGTGACGGGGATGCCGTACTACTTACCTCCTGGGACTACTCACAGTAACTCTGCTACATTAACTTGTAACCCAAACTTCTCTCCTGGAGACGATAGTATAAGTGTTGAGTTTGAGTACACAGACGATGTGCTGAACGATATTGTAAACGAGTTGACGAAATACTTTATGATTAACCTTAAGGATCTCAACTCACTTGCGGTTATAGACATTGAAAAAGGATTAACGCCATGACAAAGAGACAACTGATAGAATTAATACAGGAGCGTCTTGCTTCAGGTGATGTTCCAAACGATATTTTAGGTCGTTACAAGTATAATACTGTAGCTGCTATTTTAGATATTATATTTCAAGAAGCGTCTGTTTCAGATAATGAGTTGACTACAAATATGACAACTCCTTACATTGTACCTGTAACATGTGCTAACGGAAAGTATACAAGTATTTTACCAGTGTCTCCTATTGCAGGGAACAAGAGTGTAAAATATGCTACTGATGATGCATGCAATAATTATTTTGCCCGTCAAAGCGAGGACCAAAATATATTCTTGAATACAATTAAGAATATGGCAAGACCTGAATTTTACGTTCGAGGAAAGCAAGTTAACTGGACTGGCAAACCGTATTCAGACACAATTACATTTTATATCATACCGTCATTCTTAGATTCTTCTGAAGATGATGAGGTTGTAATGCCAACAGCTATAGGACCTATTTTTGCTCGTGTGATTGAATTAATCCGATCAACAGACACACGTCCTGAAGAAGTTATTAACAATTCGGTTGAGGACAACAATCCAAGACCTACTAATTACTCAGTATAATGGAAGGTACTCCAGTAAAAAATATAGAATATGTAATTCAGTCTACTCTAAACCGTGTTAAAGGTCAGACTGCCGAGATTCCTCGCCTGGAGCAAATTGCAATTGAATGGATGAGCGAAGTGGTTAGAGGCACTACCTCTTTCCCTTGTTTGAAAGTAGCTCATCTTATGATTAACTCTGTAGGTCAAGTTCCTTTGCCTTCAGACTACATGAAATACACCAAAATTGCAATTGATTATGGCGGAAGATTGTGGACATTAGGATTAGACGAAAACTTGTCTATTCCAACTACAATGGAGTTTTCAAATAATTTAACTGCTGCTGAGAATTCGTCCATGACTACTGGGGTATTCTTCTTGGACCACTCTTGGAACGGAAGATATTTCCCTGCTCTATTTTCAGCTGGTGGTGGATTTAACCAAGCTTATTATAGAATTGATCCTACTAATACTTTTATACAGTTCACTAGTGGTGTTATGAACAATAAGATTGTTCTTGAGTATTTAAGCACAGGTGCTGACGTAAATGCTCAGACGCTTGTCCCTCATTACTATATTGAGCCAATGCGTAACTATATTATCTGGCAGCTTGCAGAATTTGAGCCTCAGAAATATCCAGTTAACGCTCAAAACAGAGAGAGAATTTATACCGAGTCTATGGCAGATGCAGCGATGGCTCAAGGAAATACAATTGACGAAATCCTTGACGCATTCTACTCAGCTCCAGGACTAAAACTACGATAAGATATGTATCAACAAGGAGTATTTTTTAACGGAGGTATGAATACAGACGATGAGGATCGTCTTATCCCTAATGGTGATTATAGATATGCAGCATATTCTAGAAATTATGGAGTAAACTCTCCATCGGAAGGAGCTTTGCAATCTATGACTGGTAACCTGCTACAAGATAATACTCAACTAGCCGCAGGTGTTAATATTGTTATAGGCTCTTGCGAAGACGTAGAGCGTAAGGCAATCATCTTATTTGTTTGGAATCAGTACACAGATCATTCTATATGGAGATACACAGTTGAAGATGCTCAGTACGAACTAGTACTGCAAGATTCTTTATTAAACTTCCAAAAAGAAAACCAAATATATCACGCTGCTGTTGTAAACAATTTGCTTTATTGGACTGATAATTTTTTCAAGACTTACACAAACAATCAGTTTAATCCTCCTCGTAAAATTAATATCCAAAAGGCAATTTTATACACACAATCTGGAGGCACAGATCCAAATGGATATTCTGAAATTACGTTCAATAATTTAGACTGGATTAAACATCCACCTCTATTTTCACCAACATTTGTATACGACACGGATACAACAGAAAATTCTAATAATTTAAAAAATAAATTATTTCAGTTCCGTTATCAGTACATTTACGATGATAATGAAGAATCTGCATGGTCTCCCATATCAGAAATGGTATTACCAAATAATTCTGAATACATTAGCCAAACCGTAAATATAGATCCGTATTTAGACAATACAATAAGAATTGACATTGAGACAGGTCCTTCAATTGTTCGTTTAATTCGAGTTGCATATCGGATTGGGAATACAGGAGAGTTTTTCTTGTATAAAGAATATGATAAAAATCAATTAGGTTGGTCTAGCTATTCATCATCAACAATTAACTTTAAGAACGAGACCTCTGGACCTGCAATAAGCAACTCAGAAAGAAACTACGACCTAATTCCTCAGATTGCAAAAACAATTGAATATTTGCCGTCTAATGAGTTTGCAATTGGTAACTATGTAGAAGGATATGACAAGCAGGAGATTACCGATAGTGATGTTGCATTTTCTGTGGAAAGATATGCCATAGACAATACAGCATTTACTTATCCGTTAGCTTCATTCTATTGTGATAATATAACTGGCACGGCAAACAATCTCTATATTTCATTTAATCCTATTGGAGATAGTTTTATAAAATATAGATACGAAACGGGGGATATTTTAATAATACAATTAAAAAAATATATTACTGGAGCAACAATGCCAAGTACAGTATCTGTAATTCCTACAATATATTTTAAAGTGCCTTACATAGATCCAAGTATTTATACGACAGATCAGCTTAAATTATATCAATTATGTGTTGAGCTACAAACATATCTTTTAACTTTTGGCATTTCCTCAACAGTGATGTCTGCTAGTTCATGGAACCCATCAGTATTATGTCCTACATTAAAAGTATTAGGACATACTTGGTATAATAGAACTCAAACTCAAATGACTCAAGATACTAATGGTAAAATAACAGTATTTAGAGAAAATAAAGCAGTAAGAACATTTAAATCTGGCGCAAAGCATGAATTTGCTTTTCAGTATTATGACAGAGCAAATAGAGATGGTACAGTTTTAACAGTGCCTGCTGGAGAAGTTTACGTCCCTTTTAATACTGACCTTAGCGACAATCAATTAAATCAAATTATTGGACTTAATAGAAAACCATATTTTAGTCAAATTAATTTGTTAATTGCAGCTTCTTATCAGCCACCAATGTGGGCAGATACATATCAAATATTATACAAACCTTCAACTAATATTGCTAATTTTCAACAAAGGTCTGTTAAAGAAGTTGTTTTTAATGCTGACTCTACCGTTAAACTTATTTTAGAAAATTATTACAAAGAACAAATATTAGGAGCTTCTATAAATCAAACACCATCTAAAGGTGATTTTGTTAGGTTTGTTAGAAAAAGAGCTTTATTCACAAAAGATGCCGCTCCAATTTGCCTATTTAGAGCAAACTCAAATTCAGTATCTATTCCATACGCTTCGACTGGCAACACTGGTTATTTAAACTTAAGCAGTTATGTGTCTGAAAATTACGATCCTGGAAATAATTTAATTTTAGGAGTATTTACGGCTCCATCGACAGACACATATAAATTTGAAGTTTTTACAGCTGTTAATTTTAGTTTTTTAGGAACACCTGCTACTGGGGCTACTGTACAGATTATGGCAGATGTGCCTGGAAGTGATATTGTTCTAGCGTCATCTTCGGTAACATATACATCTAATTCATATTCTTTTTCTCAACTTGCAGGAAATGCTGACATATCATTAACAGCTGGTCAAACAGTTTCATTTTATTGTCAAGTTAATTTAGTTGCTTCTTTCCCAACAACATTGACAATTTCAACCCTTAACAGCAATTACGATATAAGTTTGCAAACAGCTGATTACGATACATATCAATATTACCCACCTTATGTAACTCAAGAGTCTAACTTGGATCAAGAATTGAATGTTTTAGAGTACGATCCAGGAAGCCCTACAAGTTCTGAAACTATAACTGTAAATAATTTTGATTCTAATTTATTAGGAGAATATTTGGTATTTAGCGGAACAGATCCAAATCGAGCTATTTGTACTGGTGGTTTTCAAATTGAAATTTACACGCCTAAAAAAGAAAGTGAAAACGATCCTTGGTATGAAGTAGGTGTAGAGTTTCCTATAATTAATCCTCACACATCTACAAGATCTCATGGTGGTGATGTACCACAAGTATATGGTACTGGCGAAGGAGAAGTTTATTTAAATTGTGGAGACGTTTATATTCGACAAAGAGTGATGTCTACAGGATATCAATATTTAGGAGGTTCTGCAAATATTGGAGACGCTAACGATAATGTCGCTGCTTGGTTTTGTGAAGATCCTCACTACTCTGACTTCTATACTTCCAATTGGAATAACAAAGGTCGTTTAGGACTATTCTCTCCATTTGCTAAACAACAACGATTAAAGGCATCAATTTACCACACCAACGCTCTTATTGATAACACTCAAATAAATGGTTTGAGTCGGATAGAGTTTTTCAACAATGTTGTATTAAAAGACGAGCATGGAGGTATTAATAGATTGATGCAAATTGGAGATACTCTCAAGGCGTTCCAAGATAAAAAAATTACCTCTGTCTACATTCAAAAAGCATTTGCTCTTAATGGAGACGGAACAAATAATGTGATTCTCTCCGATAAGACTTTTGCAGGTGTTCGACCTCATGACGATGACTACGGATGTATACACCCAGGATCTGTAGCTAAAGTTGAAAACAATGTATTCTTCTACGACTTTTATAATGCAGCAGCGGTTCAAGCTACACAAGGTGGATTAGTTAATATATGTGACGGTGAGCGTAAGTTTTCTGTAGGTATTCGAAACTTTACTGAGCTTATTCGTGAATATGAATCTGACAATGGAGAGCCTATTAATATAACTTCTCACATTAACAGATCGAATGGTGAATATATTTTATACGCAGGATCTAATTTAGATAATATACCAAATAGTACACAACTTACAGACTTTGCTATATTTTTAACTAACAGTATTCAGATATCTGGAAATTACACCTCAATTTTTCAAGAGGGAGTAGTATTCATTATAACAGATGCTGATTATGTGGCTAATAACGGAACTTATTCAGTCGCTTTCTCTACCTTTAATGCAGGAAAAACAAATATCACAGTTGTAGGTACTTTTGCAAATCAAGAGTTAAAAAGTCCAGGTACTATAACAATAATGCCTAACGCAGACATATCTACAGAGGCAATTGTTTACTCTTTTAATAGACAGAGATGGTCTTCTTATGTGTATCAACCCGTATTGTGGGCAACTCAATTTGGTAATAGAGCGTACACCGTTGGTGGTTTTCCCACATTAAATATGGGTAAATTGTATGAGGAAGATAAAGGGAATGCGGAACTAACATTTTTTGGAGATGTTAAAACTCAAGAAATTCAATTCATATTCAACTCAAATCCAACAATAGTAAAAAGGTTTTTGACATTCATGACTCAGTCAAATATGCCGTTTAATGTTGAAGTTAACATACCTCCAACCAATCAATATCCTGACGGAATGGAGTCAACTATATCGATTGCTAATTTTAGAAATCAAGAATCTTACTATGTATCTAAATATTTTAGAGATTCAGGAGATCCTAACCCATTCTTATTAGGGCAATTAAAAAGATTGAACGGAAGAGAGCTAAGAGGTTATGTTTTAAAACACCACATGACCAATAGCGTTACGGATAATAAAATGATATTGTTCTCAACAAATATAAATTTTGTTCCGTCCGAACCTTTGATGCAATAGATTTTTTTGTATATTTGAATAAATTTACAAGTCATGGCAGGAACAGAAGGATTAGGTCCGTTAGGATGGGCTGGAGCTATTCAAGCTGCTGGTCAGATTGGTTACGGTGTTTATCAAACTGTAAAAGGTAATCAACTTCAGAAAAAGCTAGGCCCTCAACCACAATATCAATATAACGATGCTAAAAGAGCTGTAGCAGGTCAACTTGCTCTAGCTCAAGGTGAAGCTCCTGGAGTTACTCAACAACTTCAAGGTGTTAATCAAAACTTAGCTAATACTACTCAAAACATTGCAAATATGGCTCCTTCTGGAGCTGCTGGTCTTGGAGCTTTGGTTCAGGCCAATGCATCTGGAATGCAATCTTATGCTGATATTTTAGGTCAAGCTGCTCAAACTAAATTAGGTTTGCAGCAAAATTACTTAAGTGGTGTAGCAGGATTACAAAATTACGCTGATAAAGCATTTGAGGTTAATCAATTACAACCTTATATGCAAAAACAACAGCAGATTGCAGATTTAAAAGCAGCTGGAGCTACTAATATCGGTGGTGGTATTGCTTCTGGCTTTGATACTATAGGCTCTGCAATATCTGCTCAATCAATAAATCTAGATCCTACAATTATTAAAGGACTTCAAGATTTGGGTTATGATGAAGCTACTTTTAATTTAAAATTAAAAGAAGGTGGCGGCCCTACTTCAGGTTATGGAAAGGCTTTGATCGAAGCATATCCACAATATAAAATCCAGTAATAATGGCATTAGAAAATAACGCAAATATTCCTTCAGCATATGTCTACCAGCCTACCGACATTGGTGGTAAAATGGAAAGCATGGCTAGTAGACAGGAAGCTAAGCTTAAGTATGATCTTGAGCAGAAAAAAGCTTTAAAAACTAAAAATGACGCTGCATTAACTGGAGTTAAAGTTGCAAAAGCTGATTTAACTCCAGACGCAACATTAAACGAAGCTATTAGAAAAAGAGCTGATCAAATAATGGACACTTACGCTGAGGCAGGTGCTTCAGAGCTTCCTATACACGATGCTACATCACCTATAGGAAAGGCTTTGCAGTCAGATATAAACTCTCTCCATGACTTTCAAGCTAGAATGGCTGGAATCGCTAATCAAATGAAAGGAATAAATAGCATTAAAGGTGCTGATAACGATATCTTTAATTATTTTCACGATAAAATTACAGACAACCCAACAATTGAAGGGATCCAAGAGGCTATTTCGGAATATGATGCAAACAGAGATTTATTAACAGCAGTGCCTAAATTAAGTGATGCGATAGAAAGTGGTGTTAAAGCAGCTGGACTAGATAAATACGTTGTTGATTTGCAAACAGCTGATTTTTCAAAGAAAAGTAAGGATGAAATTTTGCAATTAGAGAATAAAATAAATGAAGAGGATATTCCTAAAATTATTACAGATTTAAATGCTAATCCAGAAATACAGAAAGCAAGAGCTATTTTTGAATTTAAAAAAGAAAAAAATATTTTAGACACAAAAGAATATGGGGGATATGATGATTTTGATGATTATTTAGAAAGTTTAGTTTCTAATAAAGTTCAAATGAAAAACTCTACTCAAGAGTTGTACAGAGATCCTAATTCTGGCAAGATTAGCATTAAGATTGACAACACAAATAAAACTCCAGTAGTTGGGACAACTCAAATTCTTCCTGCGACAAGTATTGCTAATAATCCTATTGACTTTAATAATGTTGATTATGATTTGACGGGAGGCACTACAAATGGAACAATAAGTATTAAAAAGAAAGATGGAACCGCATTTACTCAAGCTGATGTTGATGCAATGAACTCAACTATTAGTTCAGATTTATCAAATAAATATGTTTATTCTTTAGAGGGAGACGGTTCTATTAAAGTGAATTCAGATGTTCTTGGATTATCTGCTGACGAAGAGATGACTATTACAGATAGTTTAGCTGCTGGTCAAGCAATGACAGCAAATTCATACAAAAACACTAAAGGAGAAACTATAAAAGGAAAAATCACTTCGGTGAAACATACCGCGTCAGGAGATCTTGTTGGTGTATTAGAGGGTGGTGATCCTGAAGATTTAAATGACGATATTATCGTTTTCTTGTGGTCTGATAAACCAACTCTTAAAAACATTGCAGCAAATAACGCAATCCTATTTGCAAATCAATTAAACGCAAATGTGAGCGATCCTGATATGTGGGCGTTTTGGAAAAGTAATGGTGCTAAATTCAAATAAATAATGATATGGCTTTAGAAACAGAAGAATTGTATTCGTATTTGAAAAGAAGTGGTAAGATTAATTCTGATAAAGAAGAATTTGATACTTTATTGTCAAGCAATGATGTTTATAAAACTCGAATTGCAAAGGCATTAAAATTTTCTCCTGACGCTCCTGAACATTTGCGTGTACAAACTCTGTCGGATTTTGATAATCTGATTTCTGGAAAAAAAAAAGAGGATGGAGAGGCAGAATTATCTCAGCCTACAGAGCAGCCATTAGCGACTACAGAAGGAACCGATCAGGTTACTGCTGATAACCAACAAGGTACTGTTATCGACAATGTAGGTGAGCCTGCACAGGCGGAGCCTACACAAACATTTGCAGCTCCTGCTCCTCAGAATTTCGTTCAGGATGTAGCTGATTTAAAAGACGTTAAAACTAAAGCTAGTAACTTATTATCTCAATCAACAGGCGGTGGGTTTTTTGAAGAGCCTGAAGTTGTTGAGGAAGATATTGAAATAGATGATCCAGAAAAACCTGGAAGTAAAAAGAAAGAGAAGCAAAAGAAGTTCTCGTTCTTAAGAAAAAACGATCCAGCAGTTGATCAACAAGGGCCTGAGTATGGTGTTGACCAAGTATTGGGGTATAAGGATAATGGGGATGGCACATATGAAATAGTTTATTTCTCTGAGCAAGAGGATAACGACTACTCTCCAAACAAAGTAAGCAAAGTAGTAAAGACAGCAAACAATTATACTGGTAAGGTAGGTGACGCTGTATTTAATGATTATATCAAAAAATCTTCTTCTACAATTCGTAATTACACTGGTAATGACGAGGCGTGGAATGACCTTAATAGAAAGACAGTTTCTTTATTCCATGGGATGACTGCCGAGGAAGAGACTAAACTTAAGGAAGAGATTAAAGCTAGCAATCCAAATTGGGACGAAAACTCTCCAACAGCTCTTGTAGACTTAGCTTTAACTAAGCACCAAGGCCAATACGACTTAGGAAATATCGAGGGTTTGATGGGTGAGCAAGAAATTGTTGCTAAATCTAGTGAAGAAGCTCCTAAAACATTTATGGATGTTCTTAGAGGTACTATTAAGAAAAACAAGGAGGTTCAAAAAGAACAAGCTAGAAATTTAGATGGCAAGTTTAATATTATTGGAGGTATAATTGGCCGCCCAGGAGAGGGTACTTTTTTTCAAGGGATTAACAAAAGAAAAAACAGGGAAAGTGCAGAGCAAATAGTTGCTAACAATGCACATGTTGATAACATTGACGAAGAGTTTTTCAACAATATAAATGTCTCTGAATCTGCTCAAATCTTGAGTAGCATTGGTGTTTCTCCAAAAGAATTCTTTATTGGAAATCAGAATGACTTAAAGCGTTTGATTGCAAACTCTGAATATGTTCAAAACATTAAATTACCAGAGGTAGATGAGTTTGGCAACCCTATTCAATATGATTTCTCAAAAGTTGTAGAGCTTGAAAAGCAGGCTAAAGCTAAAGCTGCTGATGATCTTTACAATAAATTGAACGAAGATGTTGCTTATTTTATGGACTTGAAATACATCGAAAGAGGTATTCAAACTGGTAAGTTTAAGCAAGAGGACCTTGACCACATGAAGCAAATTCATGAGAATGATATTGCTAATAGGGCGGCAGGCGAAATGGGTAAGGGATATCAGGCTGATGCTCAATGGGCGATGAATATTAGAAGAGCTGCTTTAAATGATGTAACTTCTTTTTATAGCGCATCTGCATACTTAAAAACAGATGATTTAAAAGCTTCTGGAGCTTTAAGAACTGCCGACAAAGATTCTAAGAGACTAGAAAGATTAAACGCTAAAATAGCTGAGGAAGAATCTAAATTAGGCATAGATAAAGCTGAGTTAGATGTCAATCTTCAAGAGATAAAGAAGAACAACGAGATTATTTCTGGTTACGACAAATCTATTAAAGAGATAGAGACAGAGATTGCTCAATATGCAGACATAAAAGACAATCAGATTACTTTAAAGGATACTGAAGGATCTGCAAAAGCTTCAAAGATATCGGCAGATTTAAATAAGCTTAATACTGAGGTTGAAAAAATCTCCGAGGATCTTAAGCAATACTATGATATTGAGGGTGACGGTCTACGCCTTAAGGACGGTGCAGATGAAGATAAGGCTCAAGAGTTGCTAGATTTACTAAACAAAAAGATAGGCGATCTGGATAAGCTACAGGGAGAGCTTCAACCTTATTTAGAAAAGAACGAGAAAGGAGAGTCTTACATTAAAAATGAAAACTCTGTTAAGGTTAACGAGTTGCTTGAAAAACAAAAGCAATTAATAGACGAGAGAAATAAAATAGCAGAGTCTAGCAAATCTTTAGGTGGAGATGCTGATAAGCTTCAAAAGTTTTATGATGCTCATAAAGATGATTACGAGGAAATAGCATTCTTAAGTTCCAAGCTAAACACCGTGTCTAAAGACAAGGGTTTTGCCGATTTAAAGTCAATAAAAGCGACCATAGATAACTTGGATATCAACCTTCGTGAGAACCCTCAATATTCTGTTGTTAATGGAGGTTATTCAGGCGCATACGCTGGAGCCAAGATTAAAGAGGATGAGTGGAATGCTTACCTGAAAAAGAGTGCTAAAGAAGATGGATTTTTAGAATCTACTGCAAAAACAATTGTTACTGCAAATAAAGGTATTGGCGAAGGACTTCTTCAAACATATAATGTTATCGAATCTGTATTTACAGATGATAGTAATACATGGGATGAGGTTGATGCTAACATGCAAAACACTGAGTTCAGAAAAACTAGATGGTCAGAGATGGCTGTCAACCCTTACTTAGAAGAGTATAGCGGAATGTGGTGGTATAGCAATGTTATATCACAGATGCCTAATCTTTTGTATAACGTGGGTGCTTCTATGGCTGGTGGAGCAGCTGGTATTATTACATACAACTTCCTTGTAATGGAAGGTGAGATGGTTAAGCAGTTTGAAGATGCTGGATACGATAAGGGATTAGCTATGCTATTCGGCACTTTAACAGCTGGAACATTGGCTTCCATTGAAGCTTTAGTACCTGAGCTTCCAGATGCTGTTGGAATTACTATTAAAAAGAACTCTGCTGAAATTATTTCCAGAGGGTTGGCTAATGGATTAACTGCTCAACAGATATCTAAGACACTTTTAGCAAATGCATATGAAGTGACTAGAAATGCTGGATTTAAAATATTTACTCACGGTCTTAAAGAGTCTGGTGAAGAAATGGCTTCTGGTGTTACAGAGTCAACAATATTGAACTTAGCTGATGTAAAAAATGACACTCTTCCAGAAGCCGCTAAAGAAGTTTTAGTTCAAGGTGCTGTTGGTGCTTTGATTGGTACAACTAGCGCAACTATAACTACAGCTGGACAAATACTTTCTGAAAATACTGATAAGAATGCAGGTCTGAAATTCATGCAATTAGAAATCGGTCAAAACGGTAAAGAAATTTTAGCTCAAGCGGAGAAGAGAAATGCCGATGTGAAGAATACCGATCAGTATAAGGATTTCCAAAAGATCAATAATACTTACAAGGAATTAGAAAAAGTAGTTCCTTTCAAGAAGGCTGGTGACTTAGCTAAGGCTGAGATATTAGATTTGTATGTTCAAAAACAAACTCTAACTAAAGCTATCAAAGAAGCTGAGAAGCTAGGCGTTGTTGACGTAGAGTCTATGGCGAAAATTGAAGAGGTAGACAATAAGATACTTGCTTCTTTTAACGCTGATAAAAAGAGAAGAGAAGCTGGAGAAAGTCTTGCTAACGCTCTATCTAATTTGGGAGTAGTATCTTACTCAATGAATCAAGATGGCACTGTTAAAGATGTAAACTTTGCCCCTGAGATATCTGGAGGAATGGTTGAAGAAAACCTTCCTGTAGCAAAAGAATTAATTAACACTCAATTGTTAAAAGCAAGAGAGCAAGCTAATAAACAAAAACAACAAGAAGATGCCGTACAAAAGTCAAGCACAACAGAAGTTCTTCCAGGCCAACCGCAAAAAGCTGGAGAAGAAGGGGGTGAACGTACAGGAATGGAATCAAGCGTCCAAGGGGAAGGTACTGCCCAAGAAGGTGGGAAGAAAGAAGTAGTTAGAGACGAGGCTTGGGACGAGAACGCTAAAAACAATTTGCCTGAGTCTTCTTTCCCTGACCGTAAATCATTTAAAGAGACTATTAGAAATGGTGCTTTTGGAATGCTTACAGCTTGGAACCCACAAAGAAAAGCTCTTAGCGATGAAGAGAACACTCAAAGAAATCAAGCTGCTAGAACTTGGCTAGAAGAAAGAGGATATGTTCCTGATGAAATATTTGGAAAGTATGATAACTCAGAGCTAAGCTTCTTTGTTCCTAATTTATCTAGAGAAGACGCTGTTGCTTTTGCGATAGAATTTGATCAAGAATCTGTGGCCACACATGATGGATTGGTATATCAAGATGGATCTTATCACCCTAGAGTCAAAGGAAACGACAAGTTTGAGTCTCAAGATAACTATTACAGCACAATTAATTTAGGTGGTAAGAGACAAGACTTTTCTATTGAATACGATTTCGATACCTTGCTTGATAAAGACGGCAATAAGATAGAGACTTCTAATCAAGAAAATGCTCAAGCTTCGACAGATGATTTAATTAATGCGGTTAATAACATAGTTTTAGATAACGCTAACTCAAAAGGATATAATGTTTCTGATAATAATAGAGCTAAAGAATTAGCAAAAGCGGCAAAAACTCCATATCAAAAGAGAATAGTAGATCAGGCGGTTAAAGCATTGAAAACATTAAAATCGGTACTTCCAAATTTTGATATTATTGTTTTTGATAACGAAAGCGATTATGCAGATTATGCAAAATCTGTTAAAGCTTCAGCGGATTCTAAGGGGTTGTTTACAGTTTTCCCAGGGGTTGAAAAAGGGGTTATTGCTATTAACTTGCAATCTGCTAATCTTCGTACTGTAGCGCATGAAATGACACACGCTGTGTTATTTAAAATGTTTGGAGATAGTCCTAAACTGTTTGCTCAGTTTAAATCAAAAATAGCTGAACTTGCTAAAGGCAAAAAGATAAAAGCTATTGATGAGAATGGAGTGGAGATGGAAATCTCATTAGATGAATTTGCAGAAGCTTTAGCTTCGGATGAGGCTTACGATGATGTTACCCGTGCAGAAGAATATGTGTCTGAACTTACAGCTGTTTTGTCTCAACTAAACGAGTCAGATCCTAATGTTAAATCATTTTTAAAGTCTGTTGCTGAATATATCAACCAACTTATTGCTAAGTATTTCGGTCCTGAACTTAAGCCTATTGATGACACGTCTTCTCCAGAAGAAATTATGGAATTCTTCCAAACATTGGCAAACAAAGTTTATTACGGGGGAGAAATTAAATATGACGGAGAGACAAGACAAGTTGATAAAACTTCTAATAAAGCTCAGGTAGAAAAACTGTTTAAACAGAAAACCCCTGTGTTTAAAAGTCTAATAGACATCTCTAATTACATCGAAGGTTGGGTTAATGAAAACAAACTTTTTGATGATAAAATTGAGAATGTTTCCGATAAAGAAATTGTTAAAAAGTTTAGCGATCACATCTTAAAAGAAATAAATGCCTGGTCAAGTATAAAGGGTTCTGAGTATATTGGTTTTTATGACGAGGATATTCCAGACAGATTGAATCCTGAGTTGCAAAAATTTGCACAGGAAAGATACGGAAGAGAATTGACAAATGAAGAAATTTCATTATACCACATTGTTAGCGCATTTGCTTCACCTTCAGCAGATCCTGAGTTTGACTCATCTAAAGGTCTTGAGGTGTTTGATAAATATATGACTACAGGAACCTTATCTGGATATTCAGACGAGCAAGCTACCGAGTGGGAAATGGGGCCAAAAGGCAGGTATGATACAGGCAAGCCTAAATTTGACGAGCAAGGAAATGTAGTGTACAAGCAAATCGCAAAGGCTTACGCTGTAGATTCTTTGGAGAAATTTAATAAAGTATTAGAACATTTTAATAATGATATTGCCAAAGCTGTAGAGTGGGTTTTGTCTAAACATTCATATGAAGAAATTTCAAATATGATGGGCAAGCCAACAACAGGACCTAAAGCCATCACTGAAAACGAATATTTTGATAAGGAAAATGGAGGGATGGGAGTCTTTGGTATTACTGGAGTTAAGTTAGGATCGTACATATTAAATCGTATAGGAGACTACTCTACCGTTACAAAAGACATGTGGTACGCTAGAACTATGGCAAGATTAGCAGGCGAGTCTTTATCAGAAAAAGGTAAGGCTTTAACATCACCATGGGCATTAACTAAATCAGGTCTTAGAAAAAGAAAATTAGCTGACGAGGCGTTTGCAATTGTTGCTAAAAAATTAAATTCTACTCCTGCCGATGTTCAGCAAAAGATATGGGATTTTGAAAAAAGATTATATGAAAAATTAGGATCGATTGAAAAATCTAGTTACGCTTCAGATGGATTTAAGAAAAAAGCAAAAGAGCTTTCTTCAAAACCTGCAACTATAAAATCTAAAGCTCAGGCTAAAGCTGGCGAATCTCTTGTAGATCAGGCTAAGCTAACTAAGCATATGACTGAAGATGGCCAGGGTAATTACTTATTCTACCACTACTCTCCTAATAAAATCTCCTCTATCGATCCTAAGTACTTTGGTAAGAACACAGCAAGAACAGGAAGAGATGAGAGACCTGGTTTGAATATCAGCATGTACTACACTCGCCCTGACGTATTAGACGTGTCTGGCAAGTATGGTTATGTTGTAAGAATTCCTAAAGATCTTGTATATCCTTTCAACGAGGATCCATTGAATCTATACGATGCTGCAAAAGCTACGTTTGATAAGATGTATCCAGGACAAACTTTTGATCCTAATAAACAAGCTGCATTCATCGCTCAAGAAGCTGCTAAGTTGGGATACCCAATGATTGTTGTTAAGTGGGGTAAAGATTTGAGAGCTGAGACAACAGAGAAAATGAAAGGAGAATTTTATCAAAGACCTGATAAAGACTACCCTTCATCTATTGAGTTTAACCCAGCCCTTGAAATGTTTCAAGCTAATGAAATTGTTGACAAGGAAACCAAGAATCTACCAAAGTCAAAAGCTCAAATCATTGGCACAATCGGGGCCGCTAGAATGAAGAATGCAAAGAGACTAATGTATGATTTAGATGTTGCTAGATTAATGGAAAAAGAAGGCAAGTCTAAAGAAGAAATTAGAATTCAAACTAACTGGGAAAGAGGTGCTGATGATCTATGGAGAATAGAAGCTCCAGACGGAAACCTTAAGACGCTAGTTTCTGAAGAGGGGATGGTTGAAATAAGAAAAGAATATATTAGTAAGATAGTAAATGAGGCGATCGCTTCAGGAAGATCTATCGGAGATTATCTTGCTGAAAAAATAGCAGGGGGTATTGATCCTTCTCAAGAATTGCTTGAAAGTGGTGTAGATAAAATATTTAAGGGTAAGTTTGATAACCCAAAGAAGCCAACTGTTTTTAGATCTAAGTTAACAGATATTTTTGATGCTCCAGAAATATATAAAGCGTATGGAAGTAAAGAAGACTCTTTTGAGAGTAATACTGGTTTTGGAGGGGTTAAACGCAAATATTCAATAAAAGATATTGTAGTTGAATTTGATCCAGATTATTCTTCTGGAGAAGCTAGTATATATTATGCTAATGATTATATAAAACCTGTTATAACACTTTCATCAAAAGACGCTCTTTTACCATCTGTATTGATAGGCAACATTATACATGAGCTTCAGCATTATATTCAAGGTAGAGAATTTTTTGAACAGGGTGCAAATCCAGAATCTATTACGGATGAGGTTATACATGTGTTAAGTTATTTACAAAATCAGGTTAAAGAAAAAGAGAGAGAAATAGAAGGAGCAAGAAATTGGAGTAATATTGAAGCGTTATCAGAACAAAGTGTTAGATATATTCAGTCCAGACAAAATACTATTGATACTATTAAAAAGAGAATTGAGGAAACAATTCGCTCTACGGATCAGGCAAATGCAAAAGAGAACGCAAAATCTGGACGCGAAAAAGAAAGAGAAGGAATTATCACTAGTGCTAGCAAATACGAATATTACCAATCATCAGCTGGAGAAACAGAAGCTAGAAATGCAGCTAGAAGAAATCGATTAAGTGATGAAGAAAAAATGGCTAAAACTCTAGAGTCTACTGAGGATATTGCTAGAAAAGATCAACTTCTATTGAGAATATATTCTCCAAGATCTAAAGCTCAAGCTATTAATAATAAAAAACTTAGCTACGTTGAAACTCTTGCTGAGGCTGGATTGACTGAAGCGGATGTTAAAAAATGGAAAGATGATAATAAAGTAAGTAATAGACAGAAGAGAAATCCTGACGTTCAGGAAGCAGCCGTTCAATTGAAAGAAGGTAAGATAAAACCATCTACATTTATTGATATTGTTAGAAAGAACATGCCAATAATCCCAATGTTAGAAGTTCCGAAATTGCCTACAATTAAGGAAATTGTATCTTCTTTAACAAGTAATAAAGTTGAAATAGGTATTGTCGGATTAAATATTGATTTACAAGATGGAGATGAGGTTGCTTTAAGATTAGATATCCCAGCATATAATGATTACAATGTATATGTTGTTTCAGTTCATGAATCAGCAGGTAGAACCATCAGAGGAAAATCAATAGGCTATGGACAAACAGCAGTTATAAAAAATGTTTCTTTTGGCGTAGAGCCTTTAGCTGCATTAAACATTGCTACTGGTAAAGAAAAAACTACTATTGCTAGAATTTACGGAAATTGGGTTAACGAAAGTCCAGAGTCTGTGCATGCAAGAGCTGAAGAGTTGATGAACGATCCTAATTGGGTTCAGGTTGGAATGAATCCATTCCGTCACAGCTTCTTCTACGATAAAGCTGATGGAATGCCTGTAGTATCTGCTGAGGAAGTAGTTCAAGTGGGGGCTTTAGTGTTGGCAAAAAATGTTGTTAAAGGAACTCCAGAAGATTCTACTTATGAATTGACAACTAAAGAAGGTGTTACTACTAAATTCCAAATGAAGAATAGCGATAAGCTAGAATATGTTTTACTTCTTGACGAGTCTGCTAACAAGGTGAAGAAGGGTGCTGGTATTTTAAATACAGTAAACGACTTGATCGCCAAGGTTAGAAAGATCAAAGGATTTAGAGACATGTCTGCTTGGAAGAAGAGAGAGTTTGAGGACAATATAGAGAGAGACTTGAAAAACAAATTAGCAGAAGAAATTGCTATTGTTGCCAAGATTTATTCTGAAATGGATGGCTCTTCTAAGTCTATCGCAATAGACAAAGCCTTTGCTGACGCTACCAAAGATGGCATGGAGTTCTTTACAGTTGACGAATTGAAAAATGCGGTAAATGCACAGTGGGATAAAATCAACAAGGCTGAGCTTAAGGCTAAGAGAGGTGATGAAAGACCTGATGTATTTAAGTTGAAAGAAAAACTGAAAGAGGCGAAAGAAGAGTTGGCTAAAACAAAAGAAGATTTCAAGCAAGCTAAGACTGCCGAGAAGAACAAGCGCAACAGTTTCAGATACTTTGTTAAAGAGTATTTGAAGCTAGCTAAGCTAAGCGGATTAAACAGCCAGCAAATTTCTGCTATTGTTAACAGAGCTACTGGAGCAATTACCTCTTTGACCGACAAGCAAATCGACAACTTCATGCAGTATGTTGACAAGATTGTTGCTAATAAAGAGTTCGCTGCTAAGATGGACGCTTTAGCTTCAAATAGAAAGATGGCTCTTAAGAGAAGACACAACGAGTTTACTGAAGACGTGTTGAGATTCTTGTCTATTCCTTTGTTTGATACTGATAACAACCCTCTGTTAACAGATGCTGAAATGGATCGTTATTTAGATGCTGTTGCTAGATTGGCAAAACCAATTCCTGATCATACGGGATTAGATATGTCTTTAGCTGACAAAGCATTTAGCGCAGACTTGGGTAAGAAAGAATTTGAATTGGTTGATTACACAGATGCTTTGACGGAGATTAAGGCTATGACTATTGACGATCTAGATCAATACACAGCGTTTGTAAGAGCCGTGAATAAAGCTAAAAGAATATTAGACTCTTTGTATAACCAAGGTTTGATTGACGCTGCTACACACGAGCAAATGGCTTCAGGAGACCTCTACACCATGGAGAATGGATTGAGAGTTTATGAAGATGGTCACCAAGATCAAATTGATATCTTGAAAGAAGGGTTGACTGATGACTTGTTCCAGAAAATTGCTAATATTACTACCAATGATTTGTTTGTTGGAGAACAGAAGAGCTTGTTTGAAAAATTAAGAAGCTTATCTGCTTCTGAGTTAATGAACTTGGATGTAAAAGACTTATTGAAATTGAACGAAGCTCTCGACAGAATGGAGTATGGATTTATGCCAGAAAAAGAAGTTCGAGAAATGGTTAATCGTGTAGAGATTCGATCTCAAAAGGCAGGATTAAGAATTGTAGATCAGTTGGGAGATATTTACAATAAGTTGACTAAGGGTGTTAACCTTTTGATGAGAAAGTTATCTTCTGAAGAAGCTGCACAATGGGAAGATGTCCTAGGATTAAAAGAGGGAGATGCTTTGTATCAGTTTGTTATTGCTCCTGTAGACAGAGCGTTTAAGAAGATGAGCGACAAAGTAAATCAGATTTTGGATTCTTACTACAAGAAGACTGCTGATTTATCATTTGCAAATCGTAAATTCTTATTCTTGAGAGACAGAGTTAAAACCGCAAACGGTTCTGTAAATGCGAAGAAGTATTTCAAACACAGAGTTGGTATACTTTCTCACATCTTAGACTCTGGCCACAAGGCTTATCAATACAACGAGAAAACAAACGATTGGTTGGGAAATCAATTGAAAGAAGATTCTGCTACTCGTGCTATATACGATGAAGAGGGAGTGTTGAATATTGTTGAAGACGTATACAATAACTTGTTGTCTAACCCAGCCTTTGTTACAGATGGCAAACTAGACTACAGAAAGATATACGAAGCTTTCATCAACGATCCTTCTTCTGTTATGTCTGACAGTGAGCAAAAGCTTTATGCGGCATTCAGAGAAGCTAACAGAACTTCTGGTGAGCTAATCATCAACGCTAACGCTGTAAGAGGTGTGAACGGTGAGCTTACTGAATTCTACTCTCCTCGTAGATATATTGGAAAGGGAATATCTGAAGACTCTGATGTTGAGTTAGGATATGGAGGTGCTGTTGGAGGCACTGTAAGATCTCAATCTTCTTACAGTCGTGTATCAAAAGATCCTGCTGGACCTTTACAATTTAATGTTGACTCTCTAGTAGCTAACAATGCATTTGAAGCAGCAAGAGATTTTTATATTAGCAATGCAATATCTTACGTTAATGATGTGTTCAGAAATGCAAGAGAGGCTGCACGATCAGAAGGAAGAGAAGCTGATATCAAAACATTAAATGCGATACAACAATCTAACAGAAATCGTGTCGACCATCAACTTAGCAGATCTGCAAATAACTTCTTGACCAAGTTGACAAAGGCATTCGCTGCAAAACTTTTGATCGGTGTTGCCAGAAGTACTGCTGAGACATTGACCAACTTAGGATCGGGTGTTTTAAGAACTCTAAGCTTTAAAGGTCTTAATCCAAAAGCTTACAGAGAGGCTACAAATCTTATGAATAAATTTGGCAGCCCTGTATTGAATTTGAATTGGGATTTCAAAGCTAAGGTTACAACTAAGAAAGGAAATGTTACAAAGAATATATTCTCTCAACAACTAGAAAATACTCTTGCAACATTGCACAACTTAACAGCTCCTCTAACTCCAGGAGAATGGATGTCTTATTTCAGAGCTGAGTTTAAGCGTTTGACTGGAGAGGATTATTCTGAGTCTAAACATTTTGATGACAACGATTACAAATATGATTTAGATAGAGCAGCTTCATTTGCTGATCAAAGAATTCAATCTATTAAAGGTGGATCGTTCAAAGGTCAGGCAAGAACAAACTACAGATGGATTCCTGATTTATTTAGTGTTCCTAAAATGGCCTTGACTGGAAAAGGAAGCAAGTCTGATGTTGGACGCGGACTAGTATCTTCAAATGATACGGTTGCTCAGATGTTGAACTTGTTTAACAACTTCGTATACAGAGACGTTAGCAACTTGCAATACGGAGCGAAAAGAGCTGCGAGAGGTATTACTAAAGAAGACCGAATGAAAAACGGTGCTGACTTAGGAAGAGGCTTGTTTAAAGTTGCCACTTCATCTGCCAGCTTAACTATGTATGTTGTGATATTTGCTGTTACAAAAGGCATTCAAAAAGCATATTTCAGCGATGACGACAAGGAGAAAAAAGAAGGTGAGGAAACATTAGAGATGTTTACTAATCCTGACAAGATGTGGAAAATGATTGCCTCTATGGGTATCAACCTTGCGGCTAACGTAACCACATCTAGATATGGTGCTTCAGGTAGAGCGATGGCTATATCTATGTTACAATTTGCTAGAAATATGAAAGGCGCAGACAAGCAGTCTATTGATGAAGTTTTACAATCTCTTTATTTCACAGAAGGAATTGACTTTGAGAAATACAATGCTATAGAAAAAACTGCCGCTATGCTTTTTGCTACAAGTGTTCCTCCTGTGTACATGTTATTGCAAGAAACTCAGAAATTATATAAAGATTATCTTGATGAGCCAGGACACAATAAGGCTACAATTTACGACCTATGGGAAGAAGGAGGCAAGTTGTTTAATGATGAAACTGCCGACTTAAACAAAATGCTTTCTGCGTCAATCATGGCAACAAACTTAATATTGGCTATCGAAGGTAAGCAAATACCATTCTCAAGAGACTTTATCAAATCTTTACAGAATGAAGCAGCTATTCAACAAGACGTTGTAATCATGTCAAGTGACGGAAAGTATAATTTGGTGGCAGGTGTTTTAGACTTTGATCAAAATGGTATTGGTGTTCTATCGGTACAAGACAATAGCAAATTTGTTTCGGCTGAAAAGAAAAAGTTAAGATCTGAAGCTCTAACTCAAGAAGCTACTATGTTATTCAAGAATTACATTCAAGATGAAATAAAGAATAATAGATATGCTTTGAAGGATAGAAATGATGAAGGCAAGTACGCTGTTATTAAATTTTTAGCAGAGAAGGCAAAGTTTGACGCTAAGAAGAAGTTGAAGTATGATGTTGATCCTACTAGCTATCCAAAACTAGATTTTGACAACTTAACATTCTTTGATGATATCGCTTCTGGTAAATTCTTAGAAGGATTTGCTAAGGAAGAATACGATCAAGAGGTTACGGATTACATTACTAAATCGATTGAATCAGATAGCGATTACAGCATGTATGAAGCTAGCGAGGCTGGAGGTCAGCAAGCTATGGAAAAATACTACTACGACTTGTATCAATACGAAAAGAAATTAACAAATGTTAAGCCTATAAAAACTAATTATTATAAGGTTAAAGATAAAAAAATTGAAAGTAAATAACAAAATGGTGTAAATTTGTAAATATGAAAAAGCCAGTAAAATTACCCTCAGAAGTAGTCACTCTTCTTCTGCCAAGATTAGCGGACGAGTTTAACGCAGCATACTTTTACAGAGCTGCGTCTAACTGGTGCAACAATGTTGGATTCTTTAAGGCAGGCACTTTCTTTGCCGCTGAGTCGGAAGATGAGTTCGGTCACGCTAAAAAGATTGAGCAGTTCTTAGTTGATTGGAATGTAACTCCAGAGTTGCCATCTATTCCAAAGCCAACTTTAACTTTCTCAAATATTACTGAGGTAATTACAAAGGCATACGAAATGGAGTATGATTTATACGAGGCTTACGAAGATACCAGCTCAAAGATTTTTAAAATTGGAGACTTGTGTGTTTTTGATTTTCTTCAGCAATATCGCACAGGACAAACTAAAGCTGTTGCTGAGTACAGCGACAAATTAAATGTTTTGGAAGGTGTTAATTTGGGTAGTAAATTTGAAATGTTAATGTTAGAAGAAACTTTATTCGGATGAAACTATTTACAGCAGAAGAATTAAAACAAGCTTTCCTATCTCTCGGTCACAAGATTGATACCTTTCAACTTGTAGGTATCAGAAGTTCAGCAGATACTCCAGATAAGTTCGATGATCTTATTGGAGTGTTTACTCTTACTAACGATCAGCCAAAAGTAACTTGGTTTACTGGCACGACTAACCCTGGCGTTCATTGGTTAAAAAACTTTATGAACCCAAAAGGTACTGCTGTTCTTATGCCAGGAGTTCACGAAAACTGCTGGGTTATTGGTAAACACCAAGGTAAATACGAGGCGTTAGTTCAATACGCTCCAGTCTCTGTGTTTAGAGATAAAAACAAAAACAATAAATCTGAAACAATTGGAGATAAGTCTTCTATCGATAGAGGATTATTTGGCATTAATATTCATCGCGCTAACCCATCTGGCATTAGTTCTATTATTGACAAGTGGTCAGCTGGGTGTCAAGTGTTGAATAACTCTGAGCAATTCGCTCAACTATTATCATTGTGTAAAGCAAGTGGAAAGAAAACATTTACTTACGTTCTTATAGAAGAAGAACAAATTTTAAAATACGCAAAAAAATGAGCAATCACCAACAACAAATAGCAGAGGGGGTAACGGGGACTATTAGCAGCATTCTATTATCAATTCCAGCTTGGTTGTTGGATGTTGAGTTTGCTCTTAAAATGTTTTGCCTTGTACTATCGGGAATAGCCTCTATCTACACCATAATTAAAATGGCCAAGAAGAAGTGAAATGGATAAAATCACTATTAAGTTCTGAAGGAGATGCGAGTACAAAAAGAGTTAGTGCAATACTCTCTTTACTCGTTTGCATATCGTTGGCATACGTTGCTACATTTACTCCCTATCGATGCCCTGACTATATGTTTGAGGGACTACTCGTTATAGCAGGAGGAGGTTTGGGACTTACGGTTATTGAGAGTATCTTTACACGATATAAAAAAAAGGATGACACACCATCCGAACAACAATAAAAAACAAACACATGAGTTTTAAAATACCGTTTTCTCTATCTTCTGAGGAGAAGGCTTTGATGGATTTGTATACGATCCTAAATGGCCAGTTAAATAAACCTAACTCTTCATGGTCCTTAGTAAAGGAGGAATCTCTCTCCCCAAAAAGTGCAAAAATTAGCGGATACATTAGCATTATTGATAATGGTTTAGAGAGACGCTCAGACTCATTTACGGCTATTTGCGAAGACAACAGACCTAGAGAAGTAATAACAGCCATAGCGACAATAAAAGTTCTTGTAATGTGCTGCAATGCTCTTGGAATACCCGTAGAGTTTCAATTTGAAAAAACTAAAAAACCAACAGAATATCATGAGGTTAAGTCGTGGAAGGCGGTGGCTGAAGAGCATGCCTTGGATCCTATTATGGTTGCTAAGTGCGATACTATTAAGTCTCTTCGTAGGTATTGTAAGCCCCTTAATTTCCCTATTGGCCAGGCTTTGGAAGAAGTTCAGAAGAAGTTTGAGTCGGAAAGGGTGACAACAAAGCAATTCTTTGAATTCCTATACGGAGAAGCTAATTACAACAAGATTAAATCTAGTTTTAAAAAGAGAAAAGCTGAACGTGTTTTTGAGGATAAGAAAGAAGATGATAGTATAAATGCACCTGTGCAAGAGTATAAAATTCCAGTGGAGCCAATAGTATCCACTTCAAGATCTCACTCAGATGCTAAGTATGTGATTGGCAAAATGATAGCTGCTGGTGTAAATAGTCAATCCTTTTCTAAAATAAGTCCAGAAATGGCTGACAAGTATAATAATTTTCAGTATTTTTGTATTAACGCATCCGATGACGAGATTGCGTCTGTACTAATGCTTGAAAAATGATTCACAACGTAACTAAAATACAAAGGCTTGATAGCGGATTGGTTAAATTATACAATCAGTCAAATGTTATTGGTGCTTTTAGTGGACTGAAAACTCTCACCATTGGTTACGAAAACGGAAAGGCTAAGACAATTAACTTTGTCGACTCTGTACTAAACCTATTCTCATTCTATGTCTACAACCTCACCACAATAAACGGTAAGGATAAAGATAGTACATGGAGTCCAATTGATCCTAGCGACACATCGGGTGCTTATGAAACAAAGGTGTACGAGGTTTACGACTTCCTCTGCGACTTCATTTACACAGCACCAACTGAAATAAACATAACGGATTCTGCTGGAGACATTATAAATCCTTCCCAAGACGAAACAATCATCTTACTCAGAAGAATTGCAAAAATTCTTGAACCTATTGGAACTCAAGACAGCCAACAAAGACAAAGAATTGCTATTGATTCATCGGCTGTTACATTATTAAATACTCCACAATCTTTTGCAGGTATTGATTTTAGATTTTCAATAGCTGATTGGGCAAGAGTATCTTATAACACAGGAATCCGAGCAAACTTAATTTAATATGGCAATTACTAATAATCTTAAAAAACAAATTGACCAACCTGTATGGGAGTGGTCTAGGTTTTCATTACAGTCATTTAACAGTGGGGCCAGTGGTTTTGCTACAGCTATTGATGGCTCAGATAGGTATATTTATTACCAACAGCCATCTATATTCCAAAGATATGATACTTGGAGTGATACTTGGGCATCACTTGCTCAACCAACATATTTTGCATCAGTAACTATTGCTGCAATGGCCTACTCTAAATCTCAAGGAAATAGGGGTAAGGTTTTGGCAGGAGGATCTAGTACAATTACAATTCCAGGACTTGCTGCACCAAGTAAGTTAGTAGGTCAAAAAATAAGAATTGTATCTGGACCAGGAGCAGAACAAACTAGAACTATTTCAGCTGCTAGCGATATAACAACTTTAGATTCTGGAGTTCAAACTGGTGGTGGTTCTACTTCATTAATTGACTCTACGAAAAGATGGCAAGTTAACCAATGGGTAGGATACACTTGTCGTGTTACTTTTGGAGCTAACTCTTCAACTCAAAGAACTATTATTTATAACGATACAACTACATTGTATTTTTATGATGTTCAAATGGCTCAGTATGACCCTTGGGATAATCAAGGTTTTACTACAGCGTTTACCACAACAACGTATTCTACATATGAGATTTGTACACAGACAGTAACTGTAAGTTCTCCATTTACTACTAGTCCAACTACAGACAGTAGATTTATGATACAGACTGGAGTTATTTGGTTAATTTCTTCATTAGCATCAGCACCATTCTTTACATTCCAAATGTATGATGTGCTTACAGATGTTTGGTATCAAAAGACTACCCCTCAAAACTTATTAGGGGGAGCTTTAGGTACTGAAGTAGCTATAACTCCTTTAGATGAAGTGGAAAATGCATATATTTCAAGTACAGCTACTTCTGCTACGTCTAGAAGGTTGACAGACACTACTCAAATGATGGTCAATGATCAATATCGTAACTATCAAATTAGATTAACAGGGGGTACAGGAGCAGGGCAAAGAAGAAGAATTACATCTAATATAGACAGAACATTTGAAGTAGATGCTAAATGGGATACCACTCCAGATGCTACCACTACTTATGAAATTTGGCCAGACACAGATCTTGTACATTTTGTAGGTTCAGGTCAAGCTATGCATTTAGCATATAATGTAGAAGCAGACCAGTGGGTAACAGGTCCATACTTTGATTACGGAGTAATTAATAGTGCCACTATAACTAAAACTGGTGAGTTGCCATTAGGAATTTCCTCAGCTGCAGATAATGGAACAGGTTCAGTTAGTACAGTTGCAGTAAATGCAGCAGGTTCTGGGTATGCAGTTGGAGATGTAATTCAAATATCTGGTGGTGGAGCAAACTGTCGTTTGTATGTCACAGGGTGTACAACAGCAGGTGGTGTGACTAGTGTTTCATTTAAAAATAGTGGATCAGGTTATGCTACATCTACAGGTACTGCAACAACAACTATATCTGGAACAGGCTCAGGATGTACAATTAACGTAACTGCAATTGCTAGAACAGGATTAATTACTACTGTAATCAACCATTTCTTAAAAGTTGGAGACACTGTAACTATAGCAGGTTCTGCCGTAGCAGGATGGAATGGAACTTACACAGTTTTAAGTGCTGATACCAACCTTACATTAACAGTTGCAAGTACGGCTACTGCTTCAATGACTTTTACTTCTACTGCTAGTACATCTCTTGTTGTAGATTCTACAAGAAACTGGGATGTCAACGAGCATACTGGTAAATTTATAATGGTTCTTCAAGGTTCTTCATTACAATCAGTATCTCAAATAAGAAGAATTACCTCTAACACAGCAACCACTATTACAGTACCTACATTTACAGGAACGGCAGTAACTAGCGGTCAATCTCGATATATTATTATTGACCCTGCATCCTACGGAAGAGACCGTAAATTTTGGGCAGATAACCAATTAGCTTATGGGTATCCTACAAGTGGTACAACAACTTCTATTACAGACACAAGTAAAAACTGGATTCGAGGTACATGGGTAGGTCACGTTGTAAGAATTACAGCAGGAACAGGACTTGGAAGTGAGTTGACTATTACCGCTAATAATAGTAATACTTTAACATTTTCAGCGGCTGCATTTACTCCAGATACTACTACTCGTTATGAGATAATGGACACTTTTGGTACTGCTACATCTGGAGCTTTGAATAATTTGTACGATACTGGTAAAAACTGGGTTACCAACCAATGGACAAATAAAAGGTTGAGAATTATTGGGGGAACTGCCGCAGGGACTGAAATTGCTGTTAGTAGTAGCACAGCTACTGGGTTAAACTTTTCAACAGCAACCCCAGACTCTACATCTAACTATGTCATCTACGGAACACCTCTTAAAAACGCAGGAACAACTTTAAAGTGGACATGGGGTAATGGAAACCATAGATATATGTTCTCAGCTGTTGGTGGAGCTGCATTAGGAGTCATGAGGTTTGATATCACTACAGGTATTTATGAATATTTCTATCCAAACTCTGGACAAGGTGAGACATTTACTGGAGGTAGTATGTGGGCATATGATGGAGCAGACAGAATCTATGTGCAAAAAGATGCCTCAGGTCGTATTTTCTACTTTGATGTAGTAAAAAGAGAGTTTGTAAACTCAGGTACTGTTCCTTATGGTATGTCTTCTGCTGTTACTGGAAACAGAATGGAGGTAATTAAGACAGAGGATGGCCTTAAATATCTTTACGTTGCAAGACATAGTGGAACAGAAATGTGGAGAACATTAATATTTTGGTAAAAACATTTGGAAATACAGAATTAAGTTTTGTATATTTGTCATCATTGTTTTATCTTTCATAGATTTATTGATTATTGATTTAAGGGCAGATAAGGGGGAGCAATCCTCCTTATTTGTTTTAAACACAACGCCAATGAAATGCCAAGCCGAAGAGTGTTTTTGTACGGATTTTAACCGTACATTCTGTAAGAACTACAGAGAGGATGCGAAGCCTAAATCACAAGGTCTCAAGAGAACTCAGTTCAAAAAAAAGTACAAGGCTACTGGCGAGATGGATCTATTCAAACATCTATGGGAGACTCGTAAACATCGTTGCTATGTCACAGGAAGAGAGTTGGAGTTCTCTCCATCAATCTGCTTCCACATCCTTGGTAAGGGAGCGTTTCCTGCCTATCGTCTCAACCCATCCAACATTATCTTCGTCAACGCGGAGTACCACACAGATTGGCACACAATGTCTAGAGAGAAATTACTCCAAAAGGATCGTAGGTGGGAGTACGTTTTCAAACTCTACGAGATGTTGAAGATTGCGTACTACAGCGAAGGTTTATAGTGTGGTTCTTACACAGCCTGATCTGATTGGAGTCGAAGTGTTTTATCTCTCCAGTCTGCTCCAAGGCTACCACCCACACAGTATTATTTTGCATTCCGTAGTCCATGAGGAATAGAGCAATTCCGTCACCTAGCTCTGTCTCTACCCAAAGCACCTGTTGTATTTCATGTATATTCATTGTAACAAATTTAGGTGTATATTTGTTACATGAGAAATTCTTTAGCAGGTACTAAAAAAGGCAAATCAGAGAGTGCCAAATACTTTCAGTCTAATCCAAAGGCGAAGGCTAAGAAAGATGCGTATAACAAGGAGTATCACTCTACACCAGAAAGGCGTAAGTATCGTTCAGAACTGAACAAAGAAAACCGTAAGGCTGGAACTTACGGCAACAAGGATGGCAAAGATATGAGCCATACAAAGAAAGGTGTGATAGTACGAGAAAAACAATCTAGCAATCGCGCTAGAAATGGAAAGGGCGGCTCTCCACGTTTGAAGTAACCGCCCTTCTTGTTTAACTAAACACTTATATCATAGTGGCCTGACATCGAATTGCCAGAACTCTTCTCCCTTTTTTACAATTACTTTATACACATGAAGTTCATAAACATCTTTGTCGTTGAACTTATATTTCTTTTGCAGGATATCTAGGATCGGCTTGATACTGTTATCAATATCGTTTGCCCTGTTTGAATACCCGACAATAAGAGTCATTGAAACCTGTCCCTGAGGAAATTTAAACGGCCTCAGTTTGAGCAGGCATTCTTTTTCGTACACCTTGTATTCAGGTGACTTAAATCTCCTTCCCTGAAACGCCTGGTTTATCGATAGTGGTTTTACATTTACCTTCATCACTTCATTTTAAATATAACATCAATTACTCTTTGTCTCTGCTCCTCATCTTCAATAAATTCTAAAGCCTCGTTCAAAGATTCAGTAGTGCTATCTGTATGCGTGAACCTAATGAAGGCAGGATCGACAAGATGAATCTCCCCATCGAGAGATTCAACTATGCCGACCGTTTCTCCGCTTGAGAATCCCCAGGAGTGAAAGAATCCCTCCTTAGCACCATCGAAGTGTACAATTTGATTGTCATTGATCCACCTAAAGCAGGCCCCTGATTCGATTAAAATGCCATTCCAGTATCTTACCTTCCTGAATGTTCTCATTCTTCAATTTTAGCTAACACATGGGCCTCAGAGATAAGACCAAAGGTCACATCGTTTTCAGAAACCCATGTTATATTCTTTTCAAGAAACTTAATTCTATCTCCGACTTTTATAAACTCAACCTCTTCTCCAATGTCTGTGACGTATCCCTCGTCTTTTAACACTTTCTCATTGGCATCGGTTATCAATATGTCAGATGTTACAGCCTTGCGTATGTTTGGCTTAAACTTGATTCGATCAAATAGTGGTTTCATATTATTATTGGATTAAAGTTGCGATTAAGAATCCTCCAGCTAGTGAGATTGGAATGCCAAGCAAGGCACGCTGTCTCCAAGCTAATCTTTTACCTGTTTCGATAGCGGTTTCTGTCCAAGCATCGTTGGCACTAAGCTGTAGCTTTCTGTTTTCTTCGGTAAGAGTCTCAACATTCTTCTCTTGGAGACTAATGATTCTCTCGTTGCGCTGGATGATATCCTCTAGAGTTACAATCTTCTTCTCAAACAACTTAATCTTGTCATCGTTAACATCGTACATCGATCTGTAGAAGTTTTCTGAAAGCATCACCTTGTTTAACAAGTCGACATCATTCTTGCTGATTGAAATCAAAGTATCCTTGCTTGTCGAGGCTGTCAAGCCTTTTGAGGTTTTTTGTGAAAAGCTCAAGCTGCTCACTAAAAGGAGCGTGATCAATAATAGATTTTTCATTTTTGTAGGTTTTAATTGTTTCACTTTCTTTTTGTTTTATGTAGACGTACTCTACATCTTGTTTAGATAACTCTATCTTTAATGAATCTACAATCCTTTGCTCCTCTCTTATCTTAAGATTGTTTGCTGAGATTGAATCGTTGTAGGATCTAACCATTGTATTGTTATCAACGTATTTCTTAGTTAGGACTATCCCAGCTAAAACAAATGTGATGAGAAATGCAATGAGTGATAGATTAGTTTTCTGATTCTGGTTCATCCTCTTCAAGGGTTTTAATGAATTCAATTACTTTGTGGTATTTGTGCCAGTCTAACTTACTGACTAAGGCAACAAGTTCTTCACAGTCTGACAAAGCTTTTTGATACATATCCCCTCCTTCAATTTGGAACAGAACAGATGCTAGCAGTTTGTACTTCTTTTCGATAGCGTCCACATACCTCTTGGCAATCATCTTGATTTCCTTTTCCCAGTATGGTGGACCTATTTCATCAGAGAGTATTACAAAACAATTTGCGTGTAGTACAGAGGCAATAATTTGATGTTTCTTTTTATCTGTCAACATACTATCTGTTTTTAATTCTCTCAATTAGCATGCTCTTGTAAGCTATTGCCTTCTCAAGTACTGTGTCAATTACTTCTTTTGTGTTGCTTTGCAAATGTACGGGAATTATTTGTAATTTACTCTTGCCATCCATTCTAGGATCGTAAGATATAAACATCCCCTCTTCTTTGCCAGCTACTAGCATGTTCATTTGAAGTTGCCACCAGTAAGCCTTTCTCTCCTTGAGTAGCTCAGCCTCATCCTTTATGAGTAGGTTCTGGATGTGGTTCTCGAAGTTGTAAGGGCATTTGATTTCTATTACCCCGAAGCGTGAGCAGATACCGTCAGGTGAGCCACCTGCATGTTCTCCGTATGGTATGAACCCAGTCGATTCCACATGAGACTCCATCATCTCGGCATATAGATTGCAAGCTTCGGCCTCGTGTTCTAAGCCCCAGTCCGTAGCCGCTGAGTTAGTAGTCTGCTCCATTCCAGCCATCTCTTCGGCAACCTTAGACATGATGTATGCCTTGGCTGTCTCAGACATCTCTCCCTTCTCACGGGCCTCTTTTGATTGAGGATTAGTCAGAAGTTTATATATCTCTGATGAGGTAAACTTACCTACACGAGCGTTAAACCAAGCCTGTGACCGCTGATCCGCGGCCATAGCTTGTTCCTTTAAGATTTCATTTAACAAGTTACTCATTGTCACCTCCTTTTTTATTTTTAGATTTTGCTTTCTCAATGATTTCCTTCTTCTGTTCAGGATCGATCATTACCGATTCGTCAGACAGTGCGGCCTCTAGCTCTATTACGTTGGTAGTCTTGTCTAGCAGGCGTTCAATCTGCTCCTCGCTCATTTTAACATACTCGACAGTCTTGTACTCCTCGTTGTCGATGCTGATGGCTGTGTTAACCTTCTCAATCTTATCCAAGGCGAAAGATGACTTAGGTATAGACTTCCAGCCTCTCTTGACAACTGTCTTGCGTGCCATCTCTGCATAGTCTGTAGACCATGGGCCGATATCTTTACGGCCAGTCTCTGAGCGATTCTTGATGGCATCAATCTGAGGCTTCCACATAATCTCGAATAGTTTCTCGTCATTGTGTAGTACGAAGATTGCGTACACTGCTATGACATCGCTGTCCTTGAAGGTCTCTCCCTTCGGCTTGTGGATAATCTCAGGATTTGTTCCCTGAACAAAGTCGAACTCGTCCCCTCGATACACTACTGCTGAAGATACAGCCTTGATAATTCCCGTGTCAGAGATAAGCTTAATCATCCCCTGATATCCTGGCATTAGCTTCGCGTTGCCCTTGAATGGAACTAGGTAGGCCAAGTTCATCACAGGGTTCAGAGATAGCTTTGTCAAGGCGCAGTTGAACACAGCCATTGCAACTGATTGTGGGTTAGAATTCGCTAACACTTGGTTGTTGTTAGCGGCTTGGATGGCGAAAGACATCTCTCTCATGAGGACCTCTTCTCCTCCCATCATTTTAATCATTTCCTCTTTGCGAGGTTCGATGAACGGCATAACCGTCTTTGGTGAAATTGTTATGTTTGACATTTTGTGTGTAATTTACTTATTAATAATCGTCTCTCTCGAAGTCTGCATCTTCTTCCTTAGTGCATTCGTAGCACAGCCCTATCTCATCTTCGAATAGGTCTTGAACATCGCTATCGTCCCAGTCTTCGTAAACAATGCTTGTTCTTTTGATTTCAGCAATTCGTTCCTCTATTTGGTCCGAATCGCAATAACGGCAGTAGTCGCTCATGTGATTTATTTTTTATTGGTTTATACAAATATACAAAAGAATTACAAACTTTTACAATTCCTTTCGAAAAAAGTTTCTAACAATTCTATGTGATGTTTATGTTCCTCCTTAATCTCCCTTCCGTCAGGGCTGAATATCTTCTTCAGAATCTTTCTCCTCTGATCAATATCCATAGGGTAGAGAGCAAGGTCAAAGGCCAGATAAGCCTTGGAATCATTCCTTAGTCCGCTTTTGATTAGTATGGCAACAACCCTCTTGTGCAGGTTGTCTATCTCCATGTACTTCTCGGCACGACTTCTATACTTATTACTACGAGAAAAGTTTGCCATTGTTTCTGTCTTCAGTTCGTTCTATGCATTTCTTAATTGCTCTCCAGTCTTCTATGTCGGCCTCGGTAAATTTAGGTGTGCCGAAGAAGAGTGACATCATCCTGCTTATATCGGCCTTGTCATATTCTGGCCTGAATACAAGCAGTGCTTTCTTTGGATTGATGTTCTTATTGGCAAAATAGATTAGCCATTTAGCCCTTGTCTTGTGTACCGATTTCATCTATTATCTTTTGAATCTTGAGGCGCAATTCCTCTACCTCGTTGCAGTAGTTGATTAGCCCCTCTAACATTAAATCTATCTTCTCTCTGTTCCTCAGAGGCTTCTTTCTTATGATCAGGTCGTTCATAAATCTTGTCGGAAGTTTCTGCTTGTTACAGATATAGTGCATGTTTAATACGTCTGCATGTGACCTACATGATGAAATAAGGTGGTCTAAAACATGCTTAGGTATCTCTATTGGGTAGTTCTTATTCTGCTTTAACGTCCCCTCTTGAATGGTTTCTCTTACTATCATAAACGGCCAATTTTTTTTGCGATAAATGCGTTCTGGATATTGATTTTGCTAAGCTTTCTAAAAGCAATCATCATGTATACCACTGCATAGGTCGCGTTGTTTTTACGGGGTGATATCTGCTTATTCATGTGCGTGTGTATTTATATTAATGAAATAGTGTTTAACCTATTGATTACAAAGATAGTGAAAACAAAAAAAGGGAATAGACCAAGTCTACTCCCCTTCTTCTAACCAATTTACCCATGAACTACGAGTATTGTAAATGCTTTTCTAGATAGATAACCTCGCTCTCATCGAACTCGTTCCAATCTTCAGGTGAGTCTTCATCGGTATCCATGTACACGTTCTCGTCCGTGTAAGATGCTGATGTTAGCGTGAGGTTCTCCTCATCCATGTTCACGAATCCTTGCAGGTGAACTTTAATATCTTTCTTACCGCAGTCGACAACATGTACCGACTCGAAAGCCAGAAGCCTTCCTGATGGATATACGTCCAACATTACTTGGTCTGCGATGTCTTTTACAAAGTATTTCATAATTTGCCCTCCATATCGTTTATCTCGTTCGTTAGTTTAATCAATGCTTCCTTTCTCTTCTCAAGAGCCTCTCTCTTGATTCGAGCCATGTCTTCCTGATAATTCTCGTGCCATGCAGATAGGGATTCCAACACGGCAGATGTGAGAGATTCAAGTGCCTGCTCAATGTTTGTTGCGTATTGGAACTCTAAGGTGACTCCTCGGTAATTTGAGAAGTTAACCTTGAACTCATACTCACCGAAGTTGAAGTATACTGAGGTATACTCCTTCTCCTTCTCGACATTCATTTGGTGTACCCGTACATTAGGGGTGTGTCTAACTATCTCTCCAATGATTGAGTAGTTCTCGTGCATGTCTGCAACATTGCGTGCGATGCTAATTAGTTTTTCGATTTGTGTTTTCATGGGTGTATTTGGTTTATTTAAATGATTCGATAAGTTGTGCGACTAGGAAGGCAGCGACTAGCATAAGCATGCTCGCTATGGCTATAGCCTTCATGTTAAACAGGATGCTGAAGTATATCGTGGCAATAAGCACAGCTACGCATCCGACAATGATTTTCTCGTCTCGTTCCATAGGATTAATTGTTTAGTGATTTGATTGTGTCTTTTAATAGTGGGTTCAAAGATAGGAAAACAGGTCGCATTCTCATAATCGCAAAGTCGGTTATGATTATTCTCAGGCTGTCCTCGGCAATAGCATTGGGCGATAGTGCTTGCGTATCTTTCAGAGTATCACCATCATATGCATCAATAACTACACATGTTTTATAATCCAATAGTTCATAAGTTATTGGACAAACCTGCTGAGTCATTGCGATTACCTCGATGTACTCTTTGTACATGAAGTCCAGAAATTCTTGTTCGTTCATATCATTACGGATTTAAATGTTTCTTGGTCTTTTTTCCACTGCTCATACTTGGCAACTGCCTCAGAGAATGATGTCACCTTGGTGAATGTCTTCCTATAGTCTAGCTTGCGGTTCAGATGCACCTCGATAGTGCATGTCTCTCCAACCTCGTTGAAGAAGAATGTTGTTTCTTTCATACTAATACGTTTGTTAGTTCAAGTTGGATTCTATAGTCATGGCCTCTGCCTCCTGATTCATACAGGACAGCATTGTTTTGGTAGCTTACTTCCACCTCGTAGCCCATCTCGTCAGTCATCTCGAAGAATCTAGACAGGGCCTTGTTACGGGTGTGGAATACGATGTCCTGACTGCCTCCAATGTGTTCCTGCATCGGGCGTTTCTTAATTGTTAGTACGTTCATAGCAATGAAATTTTAGGGGTTGTTTTAGTTTTACTTTTAAAGTAGGTCACAGCCTCGTCTAGACTGCTGAAGTACTGTTGGTCTGAGTAGTTGTAGATTCTATTCCCGTTACTCAGGTATAGTTCATTACTCTCTTCGTCCCACACCGACTCGACAATAGTATCGTGTTCGATAGTGTAGTAGGTATCGCCCTCGCTGAAGGGATAACTCCAATCATAGTCATGAAGTTGGGCTAGCTTGACAATGGTCTTTACCGCCTCTAGCGTGTCTTCATTATCCGAGAATGTCATGTGTTCAGCTAGGTCATCTCGTACCTGAATGGCTAGCTTGTTAATGATTGCGAAAAGGTCTTCCTTTGTTACTTGTTGTGTGTTCATGGCGTTAGTTATTTATGGTTATTAATTTATAATTCATCAGCCCAAACTTCTTTGAGCGTTCCGTCCTCCTGTTCCTCGTACCAATACTCCTCGTCTTCCACGTCCCACTCGGTGTAGTAGTAGTACCCTTCCTCCTCCTCCTGATAACTCTCTTCCAAGATGAACTCGTCCGATAGTTCGTTGTTCTCGTCAACATTCATCTCCTCTCTCAGGTACTTAACTAGGTCTGCTTTGTCTACGAAGTAAGCATCTCCATCGTTAACGCAGAATCCCTCGTTCATTCCTTTACCTGTGGCCGAATCCATTCTAGCCCATTTCATTTTTTCCATGGTGTTCATTTTTGTGGGTTATTAATTAGTAAGTTCATATCCAAGCCTGCGAATTGTAACGAGGCTTCCCTGTAAGTTATTGTCCTGTAGTTGTCGGCATCATCGATACCCTTGATAAGGTTCAACGCTGATGTACCCTTTGGCATGACGTATTCAACCAAGAGGTGCTGTCCATTCACAGCGACCACTCTACCCTCTCTATACGCCTGATTCCTGTACACGAAGACCTGCTTACCTAGAAGGGGCTGATTCATCTTGCTCTTCTTCCCCTCCACAGCAGACCTTACCTGATTCAAGAATTCCTTGTTGACGTTGGATACCTCAACCACCTCTCCAAAACTACTATCAACATCTAGGCTGTCTAAGTAATCAGGTAGGTTATCTAGCGTGCGAATTGTCGCGGTGTAGTGTGTGTTTATCCGCAGATAAACGTGTCCTTTAGTGTTCATGGGTTATGGGGTTAATTAAGTTTCTCAATTGTCAGCACGTCCATGTTGTTCTTGCGATACATCAACTTGACGTAGTTTCTAACGTGTTGCTCGTCATTAAAATTCAAGATCGAGACAATCACTCTTCCGTAGATTTGAACTCTCAATTCTACCTTGGCTCTGCATGGGTAGGTTAGTATACCTTTCACCATCGGCATCTTCATGTTGTGGTAACTCGGTTTCATGACTTTTATTATTTAATGTTTACTGAATTAAGTACGTTCTTGAAGCCCTTGTACACAGCCTGTGTGTACGACTTGCTCTCGTGGTCCAACACGCTAGCCATCATCAGGCTAGTCATCGATGCGTATCGGAAGGCAATCTCTTCATACAGGAACTTGAAGGTCTCTCCGTTTATCATGGCCAGCCCCATTTCCTCCATCGATGATACCTTAGGGTTGGTGAATGATTCGTCTCTGCTCGCCTTGATGTGTGCGTCAGCGATTTGTTTCTGAAGTTTGGTGATTCTGCTCATAACGTGCGTGTTTCTTTATTGAAGTTAGTAAATCGTTTCCATGTAAGCGACTCGCCATTGTTCAGGTCGCAGGCGATATCGATGTTGTTCAGGTGAGTCCAAGCCTCATCCGAGAATGGCGTTGATTCCTCGAACGTCTTAGACAATCCCTGAATGTAGATAAACTCCCTGATTACTCTCAGGTCCTCTTCGACCATAGCTAGTCGGTGTCTCAATTGCTCTTCGGTATTCATGGCTGTAAATTTTATTTGGTTCATAGTTCTACGAAATACTCAGCGTTGAATGAGTACCTCTCCACTCCCCTGTAATCAGGGCTATACACTAGCACACCCTCATCGTTGAACTTCATTCCGATGCAGTCCTGTGTGAACTTGAGGGCCATCGCCTGCGTTAGAATCTCGGCACTCTCGGAGTCCATCGCTGTCACAATCTTAGCGACCAATGTTGGCTCAGGATTACCCTCCCACTCTCCGATGTGTTCCCGTGTCTCCACTACCTCCCCTTCGAAGGCGTGTCTCAGTGCGTTAGTAATTGTTTCGAAGTCGTACGGGTTGTTGTTAAGCCCGATGTTCAGTTGAAATACGTTCATGCTCTCCATGTGTTTAATGTTAATGGTTAAGAGGAACCCCGTAGGGCTGTGATACCACATTTAATCCTTTCGTCTCCTGAAGACTCGTCAGTTAACCTTTACCTCCCATCCATAGCCTCGGTACTTAGCCACCCACAGGTGTAATTCCTCGGCAGGAATGTACTCCGCTGTCGGAGACATATCCATGACCGCTTTCTTCCAAAAGATGTCCTGTCCATTTCGCACATCGAAGGTGAATACCATTACCTCTCTAGGCTCTTGGTATACCTCGTCCATGTAGTCCTGTAGGACGTTAAACATCCTTTGTCTATCCGCCTCATCCGAGTAAGCGTACTCGATGAAGTCTCTGATTTGGTCATCCACATTTTGCTTGTTCATAGCTTCTAGGTTTTAAAGGGTTAAGGTCAAGCGGAAGTGCATAGGCGTCTTTCAGCTACTGCACCATTACAGTTGCTTCATGCTCACATAACATGATTACCCTCCCTGTGATGCACTCCACTCTCCCATTTTTGTTTATCCGAATATTACATCTTGGTAAAAAACTGTCTGAAGAATCACGTCCGCTGTGTCCCCGTCATCCTGCTCGTTAACGGCATCCAACAGATGGCGTACAGGGGCTGTCTGTACACGCTCATGTACATCGGCCAAGGTGATTACCGAGGGTTCCTCCCCGTTCTCGTTGTCGACAAGAGTCAGCGTTGCACCGCCTCTCAGCATCTCCATCCAAACGTCCTCTAGGCAACGGCTTTCGTCCCTGTCTATCAGGCGTTGCATAGCATTCTCGTATTCCTCATCGCTGTAGTCTAGCTCAAGGCCGTAGTAAGCGATTTGGTGTCCATTGCATAGTGAGTTGTGGAAGATTTTCTCCGACTCCTCGTGTGTTAATTTAATCTCCATGATTTCTACTTTTTAAGGGTTACAATTAGTGCGATTGCTGAGTAAAGGAAGGCTACGAACCCCATCCCGAATATGGTAACGTCTCTCATTACCATAGATGTGAAGATAACTAGCGTGCTGAACAGCATCATGCTGAATAGAACGACCTCGATTGTTTGCGTGCGTTTCATGGCATTAGGTATTAAATGGTTATTGTTTAGTTCCAAGAGTATACACGTCTCTTCGTAGTGCGTACTAATACTCCGTTGATGAAGAACCCGATTACTTCAAAGTTCCCCTCGATTCTTAAGATTTTAGTCTCCATGGCTTTATTGATTTAAATGGTTAGCGAAACGTGGGGACTCGAACCCCTAGATACCTCTCACGAGCATACCTCTCCGAGCGTTTCAGATTTTCTCTCTCCAAGATTTCAAAGAACTACAGCTGTTGCTGTCGGGCTTTATACACTTCCCCGTTGTCTGTGTCCCTGTTCTACTGCTCCCATCTAAGGGCTGAGTCAAAGTCTGCTCTAGGTTGGTTACTCCCTAGAAAGTCTAGCATCAGGTTCGCTAGCTTATCGTGTTGTCTCGGATGCGATTCCCCGTGTACAATCCTATGTGCTTCTCTCAGGACCTTACGCATGCCCTTTTGTCCGTCACACCTAAGAGAGTCGGTTTCCCTCGTCTCACTAGGATTAGGCTGTTAGCCCGTCACACACACTCTCTTGCTACGTTACTTACTAGTGGTTCTCTCCTACCTAATGGCTGATTCACATCGCTATATAGTAGGGAACGCTTCGGGTTCGTGTATGATTAGTATTTCAATTTAACCTCCGAGCCGTTGCTCTTGAATGGATAAAGCGAAACAGCAAAGTTTATTGTGTGGAGCATAAAAAAAAATGAAAATAATTTGTAACTCGCTGATACTCAATGATAAAAAAATGAAAATATTTCGCACTATTTTAGAAACACAGCAATGACAAGGGATGCAGAAGGTCTATAGGAAAGGAATGTAGGTTTGGCAGGAGTTATAAATGGTCTCACGCGGAGGGTTTCTGCTGTAAGGAATAGGCTAATGTGTATGAAGTACACTAAGGTTCGTGTACAATGTACACTAAGGTCAGGGGTTTGGCGCAACTGATGTATGCCATGGTTTATTGTGTTGATGGCAAACTATATTTATTAACAGGCTGATGTGGAAAACGTGGTAAGTGTACATGATACACTAAGGGGTGCAGTCAAGGCTTTGTTGACTATGAGTATGCCGATGTATTACAGGGCAGTAATGACGGGCTGTGTGTGAGGTGTATGGTATTGCGTGTGCTTTTGTTGTTGGCATGCTGTGCTAGATGCTAGCGTTGATGCGTGCTGTGTGATGCCGACCTTATTGTTAGCTACATACATCATGTGTTGGCTAGGCTAGGCTATAAGGTAAAGGGAAAACGTGGAGCTAACATGCTGACAATCAATGGCTTGCGGTTTGACATGGTTCCTGCTAGGCCAGGGTGGGTTCGGAAATTGCGATTTTCTTTGATCGAGGGGGGTGGGCCATTGGATTGGAAACCCCCAACCTTAAACTTCTCGCCCCCTTTTTGTTTTGATTTTGTTTGTCCCCCGATCCCCTTTTTGTTATATAAAGATTATAACTATTACAAATATACGACAGAAAATGCGGTTTCTCCATCGTTGAGTATCCCTATTTTGCTGGGTTTGTAATTTTTGTAATGGCTAGTGGGGGGGGGTGGTATCGCAAAATGCGTTTGGTGCATAATGCTTGGGTGGTCGAAATCGATCCCTTTAAAAAAAAATTTTTGGAGTTGGTTAGTAGTTGTAACCATCTGGATGATGTCAACTAAATGGTACAGGAAACTTGACATGCGATTTATGGAAAAATTCATGCAGTATTTCGGCAGGATTCCGAATTATGCGCCTACTTTTCACGCTATGCGCCTGGGGATTATTTTCCACTAAAAGCCTGATTCTGATGATTATTTTCCACAATGGCTGTCGCAAATAAATACTATACTTGCGACAAACATTTGCCAGTAAACCGCTTCTACTGTCCTTTGTTGGTTGTCCGTTTATATCGGACAGGTGTTATAAATAACATCTAACTCATATTAATCCTTTTTATTCCTGACTCTTTGACCAGCAACTTTTGTTTTTATTTCTTCTGCTTTAAGAGCTAGTACACATTTTATTAAAACATGAAGTCCAACACCTGATCCATTTTCAAGTTGTACTAATGTAGATCTTGCTACACCCATCCTTTTTGCCATGTCCGCTTGGGTTATTCTCCTGTACTGCCTTTCTTTTTTAACTATGTGGGGGATGTTGCTTACAATCCTAGACAATTCCTCAAAGTCCCTCCCATCTTGGTCAGACCTTGTTTCAACTAATTCATTAGGTAGGGACTGCACATTTAAAAGGTTGGGATTAATGTCATGGTAATAACCTATCCAGTATTTTTCTCTAACTGCTAGGTCATCAAGATTCTCTACCTCTTCTATGATATCTATTTTAGGGTATAGCCAATTCTCCTCTAGGGATTTAACCCATTCGTTAACTTGAGGAGAGTGTGAGTTGGTTAAATGTTGTAGAGGTCTTTTCTCTCCTACTGTGCTTTTGCCTATATACTGGTAGACATCGTTTCTTGGATCTCGTAGTCCGTAAATTATGTTCTTCATTATCAAATGTATTAAATATAATACAAAGGTATGAAATAACATACAAATAAACAAGTGGTTTCACACTATAATGTGATTTAGCTTTGATGTTTTTTCAAAAGCTCCTGTTTTATATAACTGGTCATTAAAGGGATAAGAACCCACTGTTTTAGTATCCTAATGGGAATTTTAACCGCTATACGACACATAAGCCTCGTAACAATTTTAACGTGTTTTTGTTACGAAAAGTCATGGACTTCTTGGACAAAAAAACCCAGAGGTAAAACTATGTCTTGACAATTTTTGAAGTCGTGATTATTTGTCACGCTATCCCTTGACAATCTCCTTGAGTTGTGTGAGGATGTCTGTCTGTGTCTGTCCCCAGAACATATCGCAGGTTCCGCCCTCCTTGATTGGCGGCTTTACAAAATATGATTGAGCGTACTCATCAGCCGGTGCTGTAAATCGGAAGCACTTTTCTTTGTGTGGACAAGACTCCCCTGGATTGCACTTGGATATATCTGACATATAATTATTTATTAATGTAACATTCTGTTTCTCCCTTAAATGATATTAAAGGATTGTATCTGTGTTTTTTAAAAACTCGCTTGGTTCTATTTTCTAAGTCAAAAATATACCCTGAATCACCTTCGATCAACTTTAATAGCTCATACTTATAAGGGCATCGTGAAAACCTGTGTTTTATTTCCTTTGTAGTAATGCCTATCTTTATAAAAGATTCCGTTTCGTTATACAATCTAACCTTGTAAAGTTTAGCCGTATTTGACATTTTCATCCATTGAGATTTTGACCAACCTCTTTTTACGCCACAACAAGATTTCGAATGCCCTGCTTGAACATTTGCAACTAAACTTTCCCAATGGTTTTTACAAATAGGACATTCAAATACAGCTCTTTGTTGGTGACTTATTGTACCGAGAGTTTTTATAAACTTCACACCGTTTATATACTCTCCCTCTTTGTAATCTTTTGGCTTATGTCCCTTTTTACATCCGCAACTTGTCCTTTTATTTGATTTAACGTCAGAGAGGCGAGATTTAAATTCATTCCCACATTCGCATTGAAACAAACAGGCTCGTCTTTTTCTTGTATTCTCAATAATTGGATCTACATCTATAACGTATGAAATCCCATGTTTGTTTAATATCTGTCCAGGTATATAGTCTAATCTCCTCATATTGTAATTTTATATTACAAATATAAGCAATTTTTTCTTATTCGCACTTACTTATGTCACTCATTTTTTTCCTCCCTTAAAAACTTCGATGTAGGAATACTTCATAGCGCAGTAAAAATCCCATACGCTCTTCACTAAAAAGATGTAGAAGAGCCAATCAATATTGGCGATATATGCGAGTAGGGTAATGATTATAGAGATCCCCATAGTTATCTCTTCAAATTGTGATTTATTCATCTCCACCTCCTTTGATTTTATCTCTCATCCATTTAGCACC